CATAATTCCTTGGATAAAATTAAGTCTTTTTCTTCTAAGGCGTATTGTTTTTGCCAATGATTTATACAGGCCGGATCTATTCCATATTTCCTGGAAATAAAATTTCTTGACTTTCCTGATTCATAATAATCTGTCAATACCATTAGCTTAAAATCTAAGCTTAAAACTCTGCGAGGTTTCTTCATCTTTTCCATTTTACTCTTGTTTTTGTTAAAATGGTGTGAAGTAAATCTGTATTAAGTCACCACAACCCATGTTTGTGAGCCAGTCACTACCGAGAGTAGGGCGAAGATAGCGCAGGGATTCATCCGCGCGGCATCGGTTAGCCGTTGACTCTATCTGAAAGGTAACGCGAAATCGGATAGGATTGGATGTATGATGTGCCCCGGAGAATACACTTCGGGGCTTTTTAAAGGTTTGAGTTATGAATGAAATACTTACCGGTAAGGTTTGCCCTTATTGTGGAAAACGAACTGAATTTATAGATAGTTCTGTAATATACGGTCGTTCCTATGGTATGATTTATTTATGCCGTGATTGTAGGGCTTACGTTGGAGTACATAAGGGTACGGATAAGGCGTTAGGTCGTTTGGCAAATGCAGAACTAAGGGAAGCCAAGAAAGAGGCTCATTTCTACTTTGACCAAATAGCCAAGACCAGTCTGATAAACAAGATTTGGAAGAAGCATATTCCAAATGCTTCAAACAGAAGCAAGGCTTACTTGTGGTTATCTATCCAACTGGATATACCAAGCGAAATTTGCCACATCGGGATGTTCGATGTAGAGGATTGCAAAAGGGTTGTAGAGCTTTGTAAGCCTATCATTGAAACAAATGTTAAGGCGTAAAAATGGCGAAGAATCAGATTGTAAAACCTGCTAATCTGATTTAACTTTACTGATGTAATAAACTAAAAGTCAAACCATTAATACTTTATTTATGGCTGAAAGAAAAGCTAAGACAGAAGCTCCTGTGAAAGATGAACAGGAAGCAAAGAAAGAGGAAGTGCAGCCTCAGCAGGATAAAAAAATGGATATTTATAACAAAAGTCGTGAATGTCCGAAAACAGCACTTCGTGAGATACAATCAGGTAGGCTAAAAGGTAAGTCTGATATTAATCCGATGTGGCGTATTAAGAAACTGACAGAACTGTTTGGGCCATGTGGTATAGGTTGGAAGTATACTATAGATAAACAATGGACTGAAACTTGTTCTACTGGGGAAATTGCTGCATTTGTAAATATATCACTCTATTTTAAGTATGAGGGACAATGGTCTGAAGCAATAATAGGGACAGGTGGTTCGTCATTTGTAGCAGCTGAGAAAAGCGGTCTTCATCTTTCTGATGAGTGTTATAAGATGGCCCTTACTGATGCAATATCTGTTGCTTGTAAGGCTCTTGGATTTGCAGCAGACGTATATTGGAATATGGATAGTACAAAGTATTCAGAAAATTCCCATAGTAATCAACAGAAACCTCAGCCACAAAATCCTAATATATTTACAGGCAAACAGCTCAAGGATGCCATTGCAGAAGTGAATGCATGTCAGAGCAGACATGAGATTAACGAAGTGTGGAGTAAACATTCAGCTCTTCAACAGAATTTGGAATTCAGAAATGCAACAATAGAAATGTGTAAAAAATATCCAGAATGATAGAGTTAGTTAAGTCAAGTGTGGTTTTCAATGAAGAGAACCACACCTATTTCCTGGGCAACAAGCAGCTATCAGGAATTACGGGGATGATCAAGAGACAGCTATTCCCAGATAAGTATAAGGAAGTTCCGAAGTATATCCTTGAAAAGGCTGCCGAAAGAGGTACAAGGGTTCATCACGAATGCCAGTTTGTCGATATGACAGGCTTCGAGCCGGAAAGTCAGGAAGCCATGAACTATTTACTGCTTAGAACGGGTGCCGGTTATAAAGCTCTTGCCAATGAATACACTGTATCGGATAATGAGTTTTTTGCTTCAAACATCGATTGTGTATGGGAGAAGAATGAAAGTATTGCTCTTGTAGATGTGAAGACAACATATGCACCAGATGAGGAGTATCTTGCATGGCAACTATCAATTTACGCATATCTATTTGAGTTGCAGAATCCGAATCTGAAAGTCGACAAATTGTATGGTGCGTGGCTATACAATGAAAAGTCACGGCTTATTCCACTTGTTCGCAAATCCGATGAAAAGGTCAAGAGGCTGCTCCAGTGTGAGATTGAAGGTAAACGCTACCTCGATACTGAGACTGCACTTGAACACAAGCAGGATGAAGTACAGCTATTGCCAAAGGACGTGATAAACAAATATGTTGAAGCTGTAGCGGAAATTGAGAGAATACAGCCTTTCATCGACGGTTTCAAAGATTCGTTGAAACGTGCCATGATTGAACACGATGTCAAGTCATGGGATACTGGAGGGTTGAAAGCCACTATAACACCAGCATCCACCAAGAAAACATTCGATTCCAAGCGTTTCCAGTCTGACCATCCGGAGCTGTACAAACAGTACATTAAGGAATCGGAAACAGCAGCATCAATAAGAATTACACTAAGAAAGGAGGAGATAAATGCTTAACAAGGTACAATTAATCGGACATCTCGGAAAAGATCCGGATGTGAGAACGCTCGATGGCGGTTCCAAGGTCTGCCAGTTGGTTCTTGCTACAACTGAAAAAGGGTATACATTACAAAATGGAACTCAGGTACCGGAGAGAACAGAATGGCATAATATCGTTATGTGGAAAGGACTTGCGGAAGTGGCTGGGAAATACCTGCACAAGGGTGACAAGATTTACGTGGAGGGGAAAATCAGAACGCGCAGTTACGAGGACAACAACAAGGTCAAGCGCTATATAACTGAGATTTTTGCTGATAATATGGAAATGCTTGTCGTAAAGCAGCAACAGCCTCAGCAGCCTGCACCACAACCGCTACCACAGCCTCAGCAGCAATACCAGCAGTACAACCAGCCGCAGCAGTTCCCACCGGTTTCAGGTGCTGATGATTTGCCTTTCCCTCCACCATATAGATAATCATGGAAGCTACGATAACCAAGAAAGACGGGAAGGCTACTATGGACAAAGATTTTAACTACATGCTTAGCCTTCTCCGAAATGGTGTGTACACCCTTACAATCAAACGGAAGACGAAACCGAGAACTCTCGACCAGAACGCGCTAATGTGGATGTGGTTCAGATGTGTTGGCGGTGCTCTTCGTGAGTTCACCGGTGAAGCGTATTGGAGTACAAAGGAAGGGATAGAAACCATACATGACCTGTACTGCAAGAAATTCCTTACAAAGATGGTTGTTACTCCGAAGGGGGAAAGGACTGAACTTTCAAGAGGAACGAAAGACCTCAGTACGATGGAAATGTCCAATTTCCTTGAAGCGGTGAAAACCGATATAATGACAGAATACGGTATTCAGTTGCCGTTACCGACAGACAAATACTATTCGGCATTTGCGGCCGAGTATGAAAATAGATTTTAAATATTTTGAAAGATGATAGAAACAAGGAAAACCGAACAACGGTATGTAACATCAGATCCGGCAAAGATGCTTAATATGTATCTTGCAAAGGGCGTGTATAAAACATGGAATGAGGATTTCATAGACGAAGATACCCAAGAAAAAATCACCATTGAAAGGAATGAACTTCTTTTTACACGCGGCACATTAATAGACCAGGATACTCTTGCACAAATCCGTTTTAGTATGGAAGCAGATGGAGTTAAGGAGGTTGAGGTTAGTAACCAGAAGCGTATGGCTTTTGAGAATGAAAACAAAAGCTTGTACCCTTACATTGCACAGGCACAAATCGATGATAGGAAATACAAGTTCCTTCTCTATGCTACTGGGTTGGAAAATGTAATCGCTATCCTCAAAGATTACATCGAGCTAAACTATCAGTCAGGCTTTACCCTCACGATGGCCAAAGAGTTCGATTCATGTATCATTCTTACTGATAACTTAAAAGAACGCAAAGTTGATAATTCCTCTGAAGAATATTTGGATACAATGAACTCAGAAGAGGTCGATGAGGAAGAATCAAAGCCTAATGAAAAGAAGTTCTACCAGATTGAGACCAAAGTAACCTTTGATGATGAGGAAGAAAGAACGCAAACCTTTGTTGTTCAAACTTTCAATGTAGATAGGGCTATGATGCTTATTTCTCATTGGCTTAAAAACAAAGAAGAGGAATATGAGAGACAATCCAAAGAAAAAGGACATGAATACGAGAAGAAAGATATTCGTACCTCTATTGAATCTGCTAAACCAATTCCGGTAGGTAGATTTATTCCAAAAGAGTTCTCGATGGCTTATGTTGATTAACTGACAGCCCGGAAAGACGGGCATACGGGCGCAAGCACAGGACGTGCTTTAGAGTGGAGTAATTGCGCAATATCTCCATGAACTTGCTTCATTGAATTAGCTAATATATGAGCAAGTAAAACCGTGATGGTTGGGCGGGTTCGATTCCCGTTGCGTCCACAACCAATAATGGAATTATTATGAAAGAAGAACGGAAATTAACATTCGGGAAATACAAAGGACAAGAGATAAAGTATATCATACTTACTCATATTGGTTATATCATGTGGTGCTTTGAGAATATCAACTGGTTTAAGTTGACAGATGAAGAACAGGCTTTATATGATGCGATAGCCATAATGATTAAGAAAGAACACTTGCCAATGGCTTTTCCGGTTGAAATGATGTATAAGCATATAAAAGACAGAGAGTCATATGAAAAGTTAAAGACTCCATTTACATTCAATTATGGATATATATCTTTAAAAATGTCTGAAAAGGATAATCCAATATTCAACAGTATTGAAAAATACATTACACACAAAATACGCAGAAATAGTACACAAGAATATTCGTCATTCGAAAGTCTTTCAGGAGATTTGACTGGTCTTTCACATAGCATGAATAAAGAAATAGAAAGAGCTCGACTTAATGGTGAAAGTGATGAAGAGATATATGGCACATGGGTAGTATGAATGATTATAAGGATTTATAAATATGTATTACATCAAGAAACCTAAAAAGAAGAAAGAAAAGCCTTTGCCGTTATTTGACAAGGCAGGTATCAAAGTAAAGAAGAAGCCGGATTTGGTGGCCAAACTCGACAAAGTTTTCAGCCGCTATATCCGGCTTCGTGATTGTATGCCGAACGGGTATTTCCGTTGTATCTCATGCGGCCAGATAAAGCCATACGAACAAGCAGATTGCGGGCACTTCCATTCCCGCCGACACATGGCAACGAGATTTGACGAAGATAATGCTCATGCTGAATGTCGTCACTGTAACCGCTTCAAGGCGGATCATATGATAGGTTACCGTGAGAATCTTATTGCAAAAATAGGTCAGCAACGCTTTGACAAGTTGACATGGAAAGCAGGACAGGCAAAGAAGTGGCTAGATCTTGAGCTAATCGAACTCACAAAGTATTACAAGGCTTTGGGAAATAAACTAAGTAAGGAGAAAGGATTATGAGTTATGTCTTGCGTGATTACCAGCAGAAAGCCAGTGATGCAGCAGCCAACTTTTTTGAAAACAAGGCAAAGAAAAATAATGCCATCATTGTACTTCCTACAGGAGCAGGAAAGAGTCTGGTAATAGCTGACATCGCCAGCCGCCTCAAAGGGCATACACTTGTGTTTCAGCCTTCAAAGGAGATACTTGAGCAGAACTATCTGAAGCTATGCTCGTATGGAGTTCTTGATTGCTCCATTTACTCAGCATCTTTCGGACGAAAAGAGATTTCAAGGATTACATTTGCTACTATAGGAAGCGTAGTAAACCATCCGGAACTCTTCCAGCACTTTCAAAGTATCATTATTGACGAGTGTCATTTGGTTAATCCGAAAGATGGGATGTATAAGAGATTTCTCTCCATATTGAAATGTAAGGTGCTTGGTCTTACGGCCACACCTTACCGCCTTTCTTCAAGCAGGGATTATGGAAGTATGTTGAAATTCATTACACGCACAAGACCGTGTGTGTTCTCTGAGGTGATTTATCAGGTACAGATTTCTACCCTTTTGGACATGGGGTATCTATCGAAGCTGAACTATTATGAGATGAATCCTTTGGGATGGAACGAACTTAACTTGAAGGTGAATACTACTGGGGCCGACTATACGGATAAATCTTTAATAAAAGAGTATGAGCGTATCGACTTCTATGGATTCTTGGTGAGTATAGTTCAAAGACTCATGAATCCCAAAAGCGGTATCAAGCGAAAAGGAATATTGGTTTTCACAAGGTTCCTAAAAGAAGCTGAAAGGCTTACGCATTCTGTTCCTGGGACAGCTATTGTTTCAGGCGAAACTCCTAAGAAAGAACGTGAACGTATTCTTGAGGCTTTCAAGGCTGGAGAGATACCAGTTGTTGCTAACGTAGGTGTACTAACCACCGGATTTGACTATCCGGAACTTGACACGATTGTAATGGCGCGCCCAACGATGTCTTTGGCTCTTTGGTATCAGATAGTTGGTCGTGCTATCCGTCCTCATCCTAATAAAGAAGCCGGATGGATTGTTGATCTTTGTGGGAATAAGAAACGGTTTGGAGAAGTCAAGGATTTGCGTTTAGTAGATGGAGGTAACGGGAAATGGGATGTATATTCCAATGATAGACAATTAACCAATGTAAGATTTGATTGAATATGAGAAGCGGATTTGTTTTCTACCGAAGCTGGCTGGAAGCAGTCAAGAATCTGCCGAGAGAGATGCAGGGAGAAGTGCTTACAGCCATAATAGAGTATGGCTTAGATGGAGTAACGACTGGATCACTGAAGCCGATTACGAGTGCAATGCTTGCTATGGTAAAGCCTCAGATTGACGCGAATAACAAACGGTTGGAGAATGGTTTAAAAGGTGGAAGGCCACGTAAAAACAAAGAAGAATCAGAACCAAATAATAACCAAACAATAACCGAAGAAAAACCAAACATTAACCAAGCGAAAACCAAAACAAACCCCGACAAACCTAAAGAGAAAGATAAAGTAAAAGATATAAAGAAAGAAACTACTACTAGTGTAGTAGAAAAGAAAGCCGCGGCTAAAGCCGCTACTATCGCTCGCAAAGAGGAATTTTACGATTCTCTTGTTCCGTATGTTGAAATGTATGGAAAAGAAATGGTAAGGGAGTTTTTTGATTACTGGTCAGAAATGAACAAATCTGAAACAAAAATGAGATTTGAACAACAGCCTACATGGGAGATTGGTAGACGACTCTCTACGTGGGCTAAAAGAGAGAAGATCAATGGAAACAGGAATTACCAAAATCAACGAGATAGCCAGCAGCGAAAACTTAATTCAGCTGTTGCTGTCGCAACAAGAGTGCAGGAAGCTGCCGCTAAAAAGCGAGCTGAACTGCAAGCAGAGGGCATTATTGACTAAATATTCTACTCCGGAACTTTTCATGAGTGATTATAACCAAGATTTGCAAGGTAGGTTGTTACGAATTGGTGTAACACACGCTGGACTTGCTATAAATCACAATATACCTTCATTGGGGCTTCTTTCATCTACTTATGGAGATGAAACTCCTGTTGAATGGCTGGTTATACAATTTGGAAGTCTTAATGACTTTGCAGAAGTAAAATCGAAGATTAGCAACGAACAAATATACGAACTGGCAAATTTGGTGCTTTCAGAGTATTATTATCTCAATGCTGCAGAAATTTTATTTTTCATAGGACGGTTTAAAATGGGATATTATGGTACATTCTACGGTGCGATTGATCCGATGAAGATTACTAACGCTTTGATGAATTATGCTCGTGAAAGGCGGCAGGATATGGAAAGATATGGAAAAGAACAATGTAGAATCCAACGGGAAAAGGAAATACAGGAACGTGGAGATGCTCGTATTTCTTATGTCGCATATTTGGAATTGAAAAAACGTGCTGAATCCGGTGATAAAGAAGCAATCAGACAACTTTCTCCACCATGAAAGATAAAGAAAACATGCAGAAGAAAGAGTTCGAAATCAAATTCAACAAAAAGGGAATGCATAAAAAGAATGATATATGCAGTTTCTTCGGATGGAAGAATGTGCATCTTACCGTCAATGGGCATTGTATTGTATCAGTGCTTCCAGAACATCTTGAAGCCTTTGAGGAGACCGCAAGACGGCATTTCTTCTCAATAGTAAAAAGGCTGTAAAATGGCGAAGTTTCTGATTGCAAAACTTGTCATTCTGAACTATCTTTACTGATGTAATAAATTAAAAGTCAAACCAATAAATATTTGAAATTATGGCAGAAATACAGAAAATCCCGGTGATTTACATACAACCGTCACCGATGAACCCGCGTAAAACATTTGATGAATCCGCGTTGCTTGATTTAGCTCAGAATATTGAAGAACAGGGCTTGTTGCAGCCTATCACTGTGAGAAAAGTCAGTGATGGAGATTCGATGATTGATGATGAGACAGGAGAGGTTCTTACCATCGAACCAAAATACGAGATTGTTTGCGGTGAGAGACGATTTAGAGCATGGAATATCCTCGCAAACAAATCTGCCCGTTACAGCGAAATTCCCTGTATTGTAAGAGAGATGACAGATGAACAGGCTTTCGATGCGATGATAACCGAAAACTTGCAGCGACAGGACGTCGATCCTATTGAAGAAGCAATAGCCTTCTCATTACTCATGGAGAATGGAAATGCAATCGAAGATATTGCAATAAGATTCGGTAAGTCCATGCGATTTGTGCAGGATAGAGTGAAGTTGAAGGGACTTATTCCGGAACTGGTTGAACTTTTGAGAAAAGGTCTTATCCCAATATCCGGTGCAATGTTGCTTGCAAAACTTGACTCTCAGGATCAGCAAGATTTCTATAATGATGAGATTGATGTGGAAGAAGGAGCCACTATGTCTGACATCAAGAGTTACCTGGATGATGTGTTCTGTGTCATCGACAAGGCTCAGTTCTTTGAGGAAGATAATTTCAGTGATGTTATTCCTTCATGTTTAGATTGTATAAACAACACGGCTAATCATGGATGCTTGTTCTATGAAATGAAAGGTAAAGAGCAGAAGTGTATCAATCGAGAATGCTTTGCAAAGAAGCAGGAGGAATACGTAAAATACCGAGTAATGAAGGAGGCTGACAATCTTGTCAAGAAAGGTGAGACGCTGGTATTGGGAAAAACAGTCATTCTCGTTGAAGCTCCTCGCTCATGGGACAGTGATAAGGAAAAGCAGAGAATAGAAGATGCGGTCAAGATGTATAGCGATCTTGGATTTATGGTCGTGAATGAAAATGTATTTGACCATCAGTGCTGGTATAATGAGGGTGATGAGAGAATTGCTGAGAAATTGAGCAATAATGAGATTTATAGATGTATCAAGGTTCTTGGTTATAACAGACCAGAATTCAGAGTTTCATATTATTACCTCAAGAAAAACTCCTCGGATAATTGCCCTGTATCTAAGCAGGCTGAAGCAGCTAACATCAGACAGCAGATTAAACGAAATAAGGAGCTTGTAATCGAGAAAGCTACCGAGACCATGCGAAGTTGGGCTCATGAGATAACGGATTATCCAAACAGAACGGAAGAACTGACGCTTAATGAACAGATTGTTTTTGATGTGATTGTCTTAAAGGAATGTGGGTATATGTTCCTTCAATCTCTTGGACTGGAAAACAATACTGACATTGTCAAGTATGTTACAGAGAATAGTCAAGACCGGAAGAAATGGTATCGTGAATTTATCCGCACCAAACTTTCCGATAGTGCTGTGATGTATAACTCGCATTTAAAAGAATGCCAGAACATGCTGTTCAGGGAACAATATCCGGAGAAATACAAGGAAATGAGCGATAAGCTGAATTCCGCATATCAGAAAAAGGATGACAGGCTGCAAGCTAAACTTAAGGAACTTGAGAATGAAGAGTAAACAGAAAATATGGAGTGAATCTGAGGTGGCTATACTGAAACAGGAATATGCCACCTGTTCCTCTATTGAGGTGCTTGCAAAAAAGATGGGCCGCAGTGTTTTCTCTATAAGGATGAAAGCCTTAAATATGAGATTAGAAAGGAGGTCTGCTGTTAAGTGGAATAATGAAATGGATAAGATACTCGCTGAGAACTATCCATGCAAGGAAACAGCGGAAGTGGCACGTATGTTGAATCTGACATCTTCTCAGGTACGTACTCGAGCAAAGCGCCTTAAACTCCATAAGAATCAGGATATACTTGTGATGATAAGGGAAAATGGGATGTTTCTCAAAGGTCATGTTCCCTTCAACAAGGGGAAGAAACAGCATGAGTATATGAGTGAGGAGGTTATCGAGAGGAGTAAGGCCACAAGATTCAAGAAAGGTCAGATTCCTCCTAATACAAGGAGGATAGGTGATGAACGGATTAATGTATACGGATATGTGGAAGTCAAGACAGATAAGGGGTTTATACTTAAACATAGGCTTATATGGGAGGAGAAAAACGGTCCTGTCCCAAAGGGATGTATCCTCCGTTTCAAGAATGGCAATAAACAGGATTTGCGTATCGAGAATATTGAGTTGCTCACGTTTTCACAGAATATGCGGGCCAATTCAATTCATAATTACTCGCCCGATATTAAGACAGCCATAAGAAACATAGCTAACATCAAAAGAAGAATCAAAAAATATGAGCAGAATATCAATAGACAGACTGAATGAGCACTTGTTTGAAACAATCGAAATGCTCAAGAATAATAATGACCCGAATGCGTCCGAAAATGAGAAGATAGACATCGAAACAGCTAAGACCATAGCTGATCTGGCTAAGGTTTCTGTGGAAGGATTCAAAGTAAAGGCTCAGGCCTTGTCAATGCTGGCCAAAACGGACAATCCGAGTGCCACTAAAGACGCATTGATAGCGTCAGGGATAGCTCCGGAGGTTAAGGATGTTAAACTGATTCAATAGCTTCCGGCAATGGACATCAGGGGACCTTAATCATGGATTATTCCGTGAGATTTATTGACACATGCTATGCTAATCGAAAAGAAATATGATAACACTTAACAAACTTGCTGTTAAATGCAGGGAAATAGCCTTGAGAAGACGTAAGATAACCAAGGACAGTTCGCATAAAGGATTGGCAATAGGAATATCTATGGAGTGGAGAGAGTTGTTTAATGCTTCGGAAAACCCCAGCGAGCATATCGGTGATTACTCTGAGAGAGAAGAGGAAGCAGCAGATGTTATTATCGCTGCCATGACTTATCTGCAGAGTATTGGTTGCCGGAATATTGAGCAGCTCATCAAGGATAAGATTTCCTTCAACGAAAAAAGAACTGATTAGCATACCACAGAGTGATGATGATTTTAGTGATGATGAAAATAGTAGGTATGAAAACAGAATTTACTTTTGGAAATGTTCCTATCTCCAAACTGGAGATGAACAAAGGGCAGCTCCAGGGATTGCCCAAGAACCCACGCTTTTTTCGTGATAACCGGTATGAAGCAATGAAAAAAAGCATTGATGACAGTCCGGAAATGTTGCAGTTACGTGAACTGATAGTCTACCCTTGCAATGAAAAGTACATTGTCGTTTGCGGTAATCTTAGACTAAGAGCCTGTAAGGAACTTGGATATACCGAACTTCCATGTAAGATACTTTCCGAGGATACACCTGCTGCCAAACTCAGAGAATATGCCACGAAGGACAATGTATCATTCGGAGAGAATGATATGGATGTAATGATGAATGACTGGGACAAGTCGGAACTTCAGGACTGGGGAATAGAGTTTGCTCCGGAGCCGGAAAAGGACGAGTTCAAAGAGCGTTTCGAAGCCATAACGGATGAAACGGCCGTATATCCACTTATCCCCAAGTTTGACGAAAAACATGAATTATTCATCATAATTTCGTCCAATGAAGTGGATAGTAACTGGCTGCGTGAGGCATTAGATATGCAGCACATGGAGAGCTATAAGACCGGAAAGGTAAGCAAAAGTAATGTAGTTGATATAAAGGATGTCCGCCATGCAATTGAGAATCGTAATACCAAGTCATAAGCGGCATGACAGGGTATTTGCCAAAAAGCTGGTGAATGACCCGATAATTTGTGTGGCAGAGAGTCAGGCAGACCTTTACAGACAGTTCAATCCCGATTGTGAGATAGTCACCCATCCCGATGATGTGATAGGCCTTATCCCGAAACGCAACTGGATGGCTAAACACTTCAAGAACCTGTTCATGCTCGATGATGATGTGCATGCCTGCAAGGCTTTATATGCCGAGAAGGGTGAGCCTTCAAGAGTTAAGGATAAGAACGATATTACACGGATCATTTTCAATCTTGCAGAAATGGCAGAAATGATGAATGTTCACCTGTTCGGTTTTACCTCCAGAATATCACCGGTCATGTATGATGAGACCGGCTTCCTGTCGTTATCGAAGATGATAACCGGTTGTTCGTATGGTGTATTCTACAACAAGAATACATGGTGGAACGAGGACTTGAAGTTGAAGGAAGATTTTTGGATTTCCTGCTATATGAAGTATAAGGAGCGTAGGGTTCTCACAGACCTTCGTTACAACTTCGAGCAGAAATCCACCTTTGTCAATTCCGGAGGACTGGCAGCTTTCAGGAACCAGGCAGAGGAACAGAGGTCGATTATGCTTATCAAGAAACATTTCGGTGACAGTATCAATCTTAAAGGGGCAACCAATAACGGTAAAGATAAGACAAAGCAGCTTGTTCAGTACAATATAACGGTCAAGTTCAAGTACTGAAAATGGCGTAAAAATGGCGAAGTTTCTGTTTGCTAAACTTGTCATTCTGATTTAATTTTACTGATGTTAAATAATAAAAATCAATGCTTTATGATTATTAGAACCGTTAGGGGATATGATTTCTTTGAGGTTTCTTCCGCTATGCAAAAGGCGATAAGAAGGGCGGATGCTGCAGTGGCCGGATACTTTGCGCTTGAGTTATGGACCAGTGGTTACCGGGATTATGTCTGGAAGAGATTGTTCACCATCAGTGCTGAGGATTGTTTTGGTATTATAACCCACGAGATTGAGGCTCTATGGCAGGGACATGAGTTGGTAAATAAGGGAAGTAAAGAACCGAAAGGGCGTGTCTATGTCAGCAAGGCAGTGCTTCTCCTTTGTGAATGCAGGAAGTGTCGGGATGCAGATCATCTGCAGAATTTTATCTACGACAGGAGTATGGTTGATGTAGATGCCTGGTTGGAAGATGTCCGGGGAAATCTAATTCCAATTCCACCTTATACCTTTGATGTTCATACCAGAAAGGGGAAAAAGATGGGAAGGACGAAGGAGGAATTTTTTAAGGATGAGTATAAGGCTCTCAAGCCAAGAGAAAAAGGCTTGTTTGATAGTCTTGCAGAATGATTAACGGCCACGGTTCACCGCCGTGGCCTACCTTAAAATGGTGAATAAAATTTCTGATTTTCGATTGCAAAACATGTTGAAAATCACTATCTTTATAGATGTAAAATAAAAGTCAAACCAACAAAATTTTAACATTATGGACAGAGACGAACGTCAACGCGTTCGCGCTGAGAGATACCGTATGCTCTCACAGAAAGCGGCTCAGAAGGCAGAAGATGCCTATCTTAGAAGTAAACAAATGAGTGATGTTATTCCTATGGGGCAGCCCATACATGGGGCAGCGGACAGACGGTACCGCGAAAAGATATGGAACACCATGGGGAAATCGGTTAAACATTCAGAGCAGTCTGAATACTGGGCAGAGAAAGCCTCAGCAACCGAGAATAATACTTCCATCTACCTGGATGATGACAATGCAGTAGAAAAGCTGGAAAACAAGCTGAAGGAACTTGAAAGAGTTCAGGAAACCATGAAAGCAGCAAACAAGATCATCCGTTCAAAGAAAATATCCGAAATCGAGAAGCATGACCGGCTTGTGGAACTTGGCTTGACCGAAAGTCAGGTCAGAAGGCTGTTTGTTCCTAACTGTTTTGGTGAAATCGGATTTGCTTCATGCTCCATTACGAATAATGGTGCCAATATCCGGAGAGTCAAACAGCAACTTGAAAAGGCTCGTACAATGAAGAATATGGAGAACAAGGAGTATTCGATAGGTGATATTGATGTCGTTGAGAATTATTCTGAGAACAGAATACAGCTTTTTTTCAATGAGAAGCCTGATGAAGAAACCAGAAGTGAATTGAAAAGGAACGGTTTCAGATGGTCCCGCTATAACGGTTGCTGGCAGGCTTATATCAATTTTACATCAAGACGATTTGTAAAGAGTTTAAATGGGGAACAATCAGAAAATATTTAATATGACCAGAGAACAAGCAACACAGATAATATCCGACAATGAATCACTGGTTGTCGGATGTACCTACAACGTGCTTTTCACTAATGATATAGTGATTGGCAAAACTTATGAAGCGATAGTAGCCATTAAGGAGTCACCGCTTTACCGAATGACCATGAAGAAAGCTATAAAAAAGGTAGATTCTGAAAGGTTGATATACGAAAGATTGTCAAACGGTGTAATTGGTGAACGCAGCGATTTCTTTGCAAGAGCAAATGATAAGTTTGTTGAGGAAGTGCAGGATTATATTGATATTCTCTACTTCTCTATTAAGCAGGTACTCGATAACAAGTGCATTATCCATTCGTCTGAAATATCCAAACTGGAACTTGCACGGATGCTATGTGAGTTCGGGTGTGTTCAACTTGATAGCAGAGAGGAAGCGCTTGTAAAGAAAGACCCACGGTTCAGAAAAATAAATATCAATTATCTAAGACAGACGAAGCTTAATAATGCACTGTCTGATGCGGTGAAGGCATTGAACATTCCGGACTTGAAATGTAAGACTGGAGTATGTTTGAAAGCGATTAATAATTTAGCTGTAAAACTTGCCGAAGCAGATACTATTGCTAAGGCCATATCAGTATAGGAGTATGATAGATGCTGGAGATCCTATGATACCACGTAAGATGGATTTGGAAAAGAATCCTGTAGGAACTGAGCTGAAAGTTTGCCAGCAGCGTGAGCGTGAGAAAACAGGGCGGTATGTGGCCATCCCCGGCGATAAGACACGGACACGGATATTCGTTCGTGACGGTGAGGATGCGGAGAAAAGGATTGCTGCGTACCTGGAGAGAATAAACAATAGGCCATTAAGATGGAACTGAAATCAGAAGTATTATGGAAAAGAAATTGGTAATAGTGCCGTTTGATTTTGAGATGGCAAAGAAAATAGCGAGTAAAGAAATTGAAGGTAGAATTATAACACGTGACAAAAGATGTGTGAGAGTTGTCTGTTGGGATGCAAAATCCGACCAATGTATATTGGCATTACTTCAAGGAGAATCCAAAGAGGAAGTTGGTGCATATCCAAAAGACGGAAGAATATTTATGGAGGGTGAAAGTCCGGCAGACCTCATGCTTGAAATTCCTGAATATATGACATATAGGGATGGGGATATTGTTAAGCTGTCAAATGATACATACACATGGCTGTCTATAATCAAGGATATAGATTTGTCTGATGACGGGAAAGGAGGTTTGTTGTACTTCACGAATGACTATGTATCTATGCTGATTAACGACGGTGACTGGAGTATTGATATTGATACCTATTCAGATGCCGGACAAAAAGTTGAAAGGGCTACCGAAGAAGAAAAGCAGAAACTTATTGATGCGATGAAGGCTAACGAAAGTCCAAAGGCAAAAGAATATCTGAAAAGGTTTTTCGGGATTGAAGAAAAGAAGGAATATGAGTTTAAGCCTAAAGATTGGGTTTTGTGCAGGATTGGTGATGAGTGGTGTTTGTGTCGATTTAGCCATAAAACAATGAGATTTGACGGTGTATTAATGTTTGTAACAGTTGGAGGTATCGCTTATGATCAGTGCATCCCCTACAATGAACAAACAGCGCATTTGATTGGAAAAGCAGACGACTGGAAGGAATGAATATGACAGAGCACGAATTAGATAAGCTATGCGAACAGAACCCTTGCTGTGACTGTAACTGCATCAAGTGTCCGTTGTTTGCTAAATATATGGAGGAGTGATAATGATAACATCAGTTGACAAGAAGGATATTTTTTTCAAGTATTCTGAATATATACTGACATCAGATAAGACATTCCGTTTGAAAACAGAATATTTGCGTCATGTACAGTCTTACATTAATAGCACTTCAGAGTATAATAAAAAAACATACAAAGAGTATATCAATAACCATTTGTCGGACAGGCTGTATGACAGGTATCAGAAGGAATCTATTCTTGATTTCTTGTCTTTTATGGGGGTGGGATTTCGTAAGAAAAACATTAAGAAAGAAAAACCATTGGAGAAACTGGAAGTTATCAGCGAAAAGAATAAGTTGCAGATTAACAAGTACCTTGATTGGCTTCAAACAGAGAATGATTATTCGGATAATACCGCAAAGTCTTACATACACACAATTAAAGACTTTTTTAAATATTCTAATGAGTTTTCGTTAGAACAGTCTAAAAGGTATGTACGAAGTCTTGAAGAACTTAAGATGAAGCCTGGAACATTAAATCTCAGAATAACGGGGCTTGAGAAGTATTCCGAGTTTATTGGGAAGCCGATAAAAATGAAACGTCTTAAGATTCCCAGAAAGTTGCAAGCAGACAATATACCAACAGAGGAAGAATATGCAAGACTTCTTGAATATCTTAAGACAAAGAATAATCAAGACCATTATTATTGGATTAAAGTTCTTGCAACAACAGGGGCACGTGCTTCTGAATTTCTTCAAATTAAATGGGAGGATATACTTAATGGTGAAGTAACTCTGAAGGGTAAGGGAAGCAAGTTCAGACGGTTTTTCTTTAATAAGAATTTACAGAATGAGGTCAGGAGGTACGTTTCCGAAACTGAAAGAACAGGACATCTTGCGATGGGTAAATTCGGACCTATAACAAGTAGAGGATTATACATCAATATGCAAGAGTGGGGTCGGAAATGTGGTATCGATAAAAGTAAAATGCACCCTCATGCTTTCCGTCACTTTTTCGCCAAGATGTACCTTAAGAAGAATAAAGATGTAGTTCAACTTGCAGAACTACTTGGACATGGTAGTATAGATACAACAAGAATTTATTTACAGAAATCTTATGACGAACAAAAAAGAGAATTTAATCGCTCAGTTACGTGGTAGTGTAGCGCAGCTGAAAGATATATCATCCTCTGTTGACGGGTTAGATATATATACTGAGTCAGGGCACGTGGATACAAGATTTATTATGGATGCGCTTATCTGCATTAATGATTTCATGTCAGCGAGCAACCTTGTAATTAATACTATATCTCATCTACTAGGCCCTAATATAGTGGAAGTAGATAAGAAAAAGGATGATACTGGCACTAAATGGAGTGTCGAAGAGATACTTAAGCACTGCACACTCGAGAATAATATTATGAAATTACCTCAAGTTCAATTTAATAAAAAGTCTTATGCTGAAGCTAAGAAATGGATCGAGGAAGCTGGAGGGAGCTGGCAGGGTGGCAAGATACAAGGATTTACATTCCCGTTCAATGCTGAGAGAGTGTTCTCAATACTCCATGAGGGTAAGCGGTGTAATCTCCAGCAGGAGTATCAGTATTTCGCTACGCCTCCAGAAGTTGCTGACTGGCTCGTGATGTTGGCTGGTGGAATACATGAAGATGAAAAGGTGCTTGAGCCAAGTGCAGGCACTGGAGCGATAATAGACGCTATACATCGAAGTTGTAAAGATGTTGTTGTAGATTGCTTTGAACTGATGCCGGAAAATAAAGAACTGCTGTCAAAGAAAAGCAATATTCAGATATTGGGCGATGACTTCACAGTTTATGATTTAGAATTATATGATAAGATTATAGCTAATCCTCCATTTTCCAAGAATCAGGACATAAAACACGTCAAGCGTATGTACGAGTATCTTAAGGAAGGTGGAACCGTAGCAGCTATCATGAGTTGTCACTGGAAAATTGCAAGCGAGAAGGAATGTGCTGATTTTAGAAAGTGGTTGAAAGATGTACATGCTAAGATTTATGATATTGAAGAAGGTTCGTTCAAACAAAGCGGTACAGGGATAGAAACAACTGCTGTAGTAATACAGAGGATGGGAAATGAGTAAGCTGAAGGTCTATTACGGATGGGCAAAGATAGGGAATGTCCGCAAGAAGCGTTCCCTATCTGTAATGTTCGAGAATGATGCTCAGGGCTGCAGGAGTGAAAGAGGGCAAAGATGTTTGAAGACAATCCAAGATACCGTTTTTGAGCGATTTCAAGATGAAGAAGAGGAAAAACAAGGAAAGTTCCAGAATCGGATTTTTACCGAATACTCCTTGTTCCTCGATGAAAAGCCGATAAACGGCAGTCTTGAAAAGATACTCCAAATAAACAACGAAGCAGACAAGAACCATGTATCAAAGGCTATGCGTGAAAGGATATCCGAAGCATTACGAAATGCCTTCATGCTGGCAAATCCCGGATATAAAGAACCTAACGGACAACTTGAATTAAATCTTGAATGATATGAAATGGATAAATGAACCTGGGGAGCCATTACAGATGCTGGCACTCAGTCAATCTGAAGTAAATATGTTACGCAATATACTTGCACAAAGTAGAGGAAACATTAACCGCAAATATGAAAAGTATTTGGATTTGCATGAGAGTGGAGAAGCAACCGACAGACAGTGCGACCTCATGTTCAAGTATGAGGATCAGTTGAAATTGATTGACACTATAATTGAAATTGAGTTATGAGTAGGCAATTATCCTTGAATATGGAATACGGTATCAGTAAGGAACAGGCTTGTATCCTTTGCCATCTTTCCTCTGAGTGTACGGGATGCTGTGTTAAATGCAAGGCTGAGAATAAGAATGATGGTTGTTCTGGCCAAGCTTGTTCTCAGCCATTTCGTGAACAGGAGGGAAAGAGATGGGATACATGGATGTACCTTGTTTCCACTTCGCTTCCGGAACTCAAACGATTTATACCAATGAAATACAGAAAACACTTAAAGAAGAAAAAGTTATGACAAAAGAAGATATTGAAAAAACTGCAAATGAGTTCGCTGATAGAGAATATGAGTATAACGATATTGATAGAAATGCTTTGTATAAGGGTTTCTACTGGGGTGCGCAATGGCGCATAAACAGCGTGTGGCACGATGTAAATGTAGAACCAACTGAAAAGAAAGTACTGGTTGTAATTGACGCAGATGGAAATATCAGTCAAAGTCTTTTTATGGTAGGTGTTGATGTATGGAAAGACTTCGTTGAGGATACGGATATAGTCAAATGGTGTTACAAAGAAAATTTATTACCTAATATGGAGGGCTGAACTGTGAATCGAGAAGAGTTGAAAGAGTTCATAGGGGAAGATTTATGCCCGTTTTGCCCATGGACGAATGGAGAAATAGAAAAGCCTGCATACGGACCTTGTGAGGGCTGTTATTGCGATGAAGCATTGGATAACTTCATGGAAGAAAATGAACGGTATTTCGATGACTTGGAGGAATAATAATGGAAAAGAAAGAAGAAATGCTAAGAGAAGCCGTTCACCAGCATTACCAGTGTAACGGAGAATATGCTTGTGTAGAACGTGCATACTGTCGCTTTTGTGATGGAGAAAATATTGCACATGATTGCGATGAAGATTGTTTTGCTGATGAATTTAGTGAAGGATTCCTATCCGGTTGGGATGCCTGCCTGAAATATCTTGGTGATATTCCCTGGGATAAAGCCATGAATGAGATATGCAATCATATTACCGACAACTGTTCGGAATTTCCGAACAGTTCAAAGAAGGAGGAAGATAATGAGTAAGAAAATGGTTCAGCCCAAAGGCGAAGGTAAAATAATAGAACTTGACACCATTCTTGAGTACAAGGATGGTGAGGTATTCATCAAGAAGATGAACACAAACGAAATGCCGGCAACGCTTACATTTGCCCTTGTTGATGCATTGAATAAAACGATTGTGGAATATTATAAGAAAGACAAATGAAGGCCATAGAAGAAGTGTATGAAAAAACAAGAGTTATTTAATTTGATAGGAATTGATGATATATCAAAACTTTCGGATCGTATAATGGAAATAATCATGGGTGATACAGAATACCGTGATTATATATACACCGAGCTGATTAAAATAAATAACTATGATATGTCATACGATTGGTTTCAAGAGATATACGAGAATGAGTTGTCTGAGAGGAAGCAGAAGAAACAGGACTTTACGCCTCGTGAACTTAGTATTATATGCTCAGATCTGACATCGCAGTCAGGGACAATACATGAGCCTACAGCGGGCAATGGGTCTATGATAATCGCAGACTGGTGGCAACGCTGCTCAAAACTAATACCGTGGGAACACTTTCCATCGCAACATATGGTAACATGCTGGGAACTCTCATCGCGCTCTCTTCCAATTCTTCTGCTCAATCTGAGCATAAGGGGTATAATGGGGTACGTATATCATGGCGATGTCTTAGAGAATGATGTAAAGCAAAAATACATTCTTCTTAATAAACGAGATGACACTCTCTCTTTTTCTGATGTAATCAAAGCCAACATTAACGATAAAATAGTAAAGGAATGAAACTGAAAGAAGTATATGAATCATGGTATGTATTCAAGAAAAGGCAAGTGAAGGCTTCTACGCTTTCATGCTACAATCTGATATGTATCAATATCATTCTTCCGAGATTTGGCGATACCGAAATTGAGACAATAACCAAAAAAAGTATCATGCCTTTCCTCTATGAATTGTATGATAGTGGGAAGTCTAAAAAATACTGTATGGACATTCTTATTGTCATTAAAATGCTTGTTCGGTTCGCTGCGGATGAGATGGATGTGGATGTACATGATATGTCTTGGAGAGCTGTATTTCCAACAAATAATAAAACTGAGAAGAAGGGTATTGAGCGGTATAGTACGGCAGAATACAAGAAGATTGTGGATTATGCCATTGCCAATCCGTCTCCAAGGAACTTAGGTATTCTACTTACTATCTGCTCCGGTATGAGAATAGGAGAGGTCTGTGCATTACAATGGAAGGATGTTGATATTGCTAACAAGACCATACATGTCTGTAAGACTATTGAGAGGATATATAATGTCGATTCGTCCGGGCATAAAAGTACATATATTGAAATAGGTCCTCCTAAGACGGCGTCATCTAATAGGTTTATTCCTATTTTGAATAACATTTTCCCGATAGTGAAGAAGTTCTCTGAAGTATGTAATCCCGACTACTTCGTATGTTCATGTGGGGAAAAATTCATAGAGCCACGGACTTTCCGGAATTATTATAATAATCTCATAAAAGAGAAATTGAAATTTGACCATACAATAAAATTTCATGGACTCAGACATACCTTTGCGTCAACCTTGATAGAAAACAATGTTGACGTAAAAACAGTATCAACGATTCTCGGGCATTCTGATATAAGTACAACACTTAATGTATATGTGCATCCATCTAGCGAAGCCAAGAAGAATGCCGTCAACTCAGGTCTTAGAAAAATATTTAAGTAGATATTATGAAAGCCATATCCATCAAACAGCCGTGGGCGAGCCTAATCGCTCACGGTATAAAAGACATCGAGAACCGAACATGGAGCTGCCCTAAGAAATACTTAGGTCAGAGGGTACTGATTCATGCAAGCGGTTGCCATGGAAAGAAGTTCCAGATAAATCTAACCGATGAACAGATGAAACAAGCCTTTCCCTTGATTTCAGAGAAAAGCACTTCCGGCAAATGGGAGTTTGGTGCCATCATTGGCAGCGTGGTGATATCCGACTGCGTACAGAACCATCCGTCCGTCTGGGCTGAGAAAGGTGTTTGGAACTGGGTACTGAAGGATGCAGTTCTCTTTGACAAGCCGATTATGAATGTGAAAGGGAAACTTGGTTTTTGGGATTACCAATCAGTAACCGGTCAAATCCAAGATTTTCCCATTTTGTGAAAGCAGCTGATATTCTTTGTAAATTAGTATCATATTTAACAACAGAACTATGAATGTAAAAATTAGACACGGGCTTGGCCTGTTTATCAGGATGCTGGTATTCGTTGCATTATCCGGTGTCCTCTCGTTGGTGATGACCACTGCTACTTCTCCATGGGTTATCACAATGACTGCTATTGTTCTGTCACTGGTAGTTAGTTATCTGATATTCCGTGACAGGGATACATACTATTTCGTTTCATTCACTTGTGGTGGCCAGCAGGGTAGGTGCTACCTCCGGTTCCATGAGCGTGTTTCTCTTGAGGAAATCGAGAAAAGACTGACCAGCCTCAACTCAGGACATGAGACTGTGGTGTGCTGGTATGAAAGGGTGAGCAGATATGAATATGAACTGAATATCCCTGCAGGTAATGGAACATTACCAGGTTAAGGGGGCGTTGATAATGCTGTTTTTCGTAATGTTCAGTTATGCGCTCGGCGTATATGACGCGACAACGGCATTACTTCTGGCTATCGTCATATTGCTTGGAAACATCTTGAATGTTTTATGTAAGATTTTAAATAAATTGAAGTGATGAAGATTATTGTAACCGGCAGTGAAGGCTTCATAGGTAAGGCTCTCTGCAAAGTGTTAAGGAATCGTGGGGTTGAAGTGGTCGGAATTGACCGTGTGGGTGGAACCGAAGCTGCCGATGTATGGCACATCCTCAAGGATGGTGGCATAGATGCAGTAATCCATCTTGCAGCTCAGACAAGCGTGTTTAATGATGATCGTGAAAAAATTCTGAACGATAACATTGATTCTTTTGTCAAAGTTGCTGATGCGTGTACAGCTTATGGCGTGAGACTGGTATATGCCAGTTCATCGACGGCAAATCCGTGTAACACGACCAGCATGTACGGCATATCCAAGCATTTTGACGAGCAGTATGCCTCTATTTATTGTAAGAATGCCATCGGTGTGAGACTGCACAACGTGTACGGGCCGAATCCGAGAAAAGGAACTCTTCTCTATGCTCTTATGAACTCGGAAAAGGTGACGCTGTACAACGGTGGTCTCAACACAAGATGCTTTACTTACATAGATGATGTGGTCGAAGGGCTTATATACGCCATCGGGTGCAAAAGGAAGCTTATCAATATAGCAAATCCTTATGCCTGTACCGTCAAGGAGTTTGCCGAAGCTGTCCGAGAGCATAATGGCGTTGAAATAGAGTGCGTCGGGGAGAAAAGAGAATTTGACAACCCTTGTCAGGAAGTAGATGACTCTCTCTTTTGCGTACCATTGGATTACAAAACATTCATCGAAGGGATAACACAGGTTTTTGACAAAGACAAGAAAGGTGAGGAAAGGTAGAAAGGTTAGAATGGATGAATGGGATAAACCCACCCTGGGATGGAAGAAACACGAAAGGTTCTGTGATATGAAGCCAAGAGTGAGAATCCACCGTAAGGGCGGGTTTTATTACATATCCCTGTTTGCCCGCAGCAGGGGTGGAATCCCATTTGCGGAAATCAAGAATTGGGGTGAGTGTGCAGAGGACATTTCGAGGGCTGCTACGGAACTGATACTCTCAATGGTACAGCCGGACGATGAATGGTGCATTGTCACCACACCGAAGCGCAGACACTTCACTGAGTACCATTTCGCGACCGACATCTGCAAAAAAATCGCCCGGGGGTTGAATATAAAATTCTATGAATCCGCTATTCAATGCCTTACCAGAACACGGATCAATCCGGAATTTCATCTCCTCAGACCAATTGAAGAACAACGAATAATACTCTTTGATGACATCTGCACAACAGGAAGTACAATAACAGCAGCTTACGAATTGCTTAAGGACAGAAAACAGGTCCTTTGCATTGTAGGCATAAACAACCATTAGCCTATGAACAAAAGATTGACAGAAAAACAGGAAAAATTCTGCAACTACTACCTGGACTGTGACGGAAATGCAAGTGAAGCATACCGCATGGCCTACGACGCATCGAAGATGCAGCCCGAGACGATATGGAGCAATGCAAGCAGGATGTTGGCCAGCAACAAGGTTGCAGCAAGGATAGCTGAATTGAGGTCCGAGCGTGCTGAAGCGTCGAAAATCAGCCGTGAGAAAGTGGAAAAGGTCCTCATGGACATAGTTATGATGGACCCGAACGACATCTACCTTGTTGACCCTTTGTCCGGCAAATTAAAGTTGAAATCGCCTAACCAGATGCCTAAGAGGGTAAGAAATGCCATGAAGAAGATAAGCAATGACAAGGGTAAGGTAAGCTATGAGTTCAACGGTAAGGTGGAAGCTGCCAAGCTGCTGGCGTCCATGAATGGATGGAACGCTCCCCAACAGATTGCATTGACCGGAAAGGATGGTGAGAAAACAAAGGAAATACGTATCGGCTTTGATGAAGAGGAATAAAATCTAAAAAATAGAACAATTAAGTGAGAAAAATATCGGAGGTAATACACGGAGTAATACGAAAAATCTGAAAAATAGAACAAAAATAGCCAGTTATGATAGTAAATCACAAGAAACTCAATCCGAACGCCTTCTATCTGCTGAAATATCTCAATGATGCTACAATACGCTTTATTATTTTATATGGCGGTTCATCATCGGGTAAGTCTTTCAGTGCAGCACAGGCTGTGCTTATACAGACATTGCAGGACGGTGAGAACACTCTTGTGATGAGAAAGGTCGGTGCATCAATCAGCAAGACTATATATGAGGACTATAAGGTGGCTGCGTCACTGCTCGGCATATCACAATACTTCAAGTTCATACAGAATTCCATCAAGTGTACATTCAACGGAGCGAAAATAGACTTCTCAGGTTTGGACGACCCGGAAAAGATAAAGGGTATCAGTAACTACAAGAGGGTGCAGCTTGAGGAGTTGTCTGAATTTGAGTTTGCCGACTTGAAGCAGATCCGTAAACGTCTGCGTGGTAAGAAAGGGCAGCAGATTATTGCGGACTTCAATCCGATATCAGAGACCAACTGGATAAAGAAGGATTGGCTGGATAAGGAGAAGCTGCATGATATACCTATGATTGTGGAGATTGGCGGTAAGGTCATGCCTGCAGAACTCACAAAGGTCAAGTCGTTGAAGATGAATGAAGGCAAGACCATCGTCAATCCGTTAACCAAGGAGATAGAGGAATATCCGCCTAACATGGTAGTCATCCAGTCAACATACCTTAACAACTTCTGGGTTGTAGGCTCGCCTGATGGAAAATACGGATACTATGACGAACAGTGTGTTATGGACTTTGAGCACGACCGCCTTCATGATCCGGATTACTACAATGTCTATGCGCTTGGCGAGTGGGGTGTCATCAAGACAGGTAATGAGTTCCTTAACTCCTTCAATGTCGGAAAGAACAGCGGTGATTATCCTTACATACCTGGTCTGCCTATTCATTTGTCCGTCGACAGCAACGTGCTGCCGTACATATCCGTCGGCTACTGGCAGGTAGATATGTCTGACGGTAAGGCTATGTACCAGATAGCCGAGACAACTGCTTCCAGTCCCAATAATAGTGTAAGACGTGCGGCCAAACTGGTATCAAAGCGCCTGCAGGAGTTGGGCTACGATGACAGGATATATCTGCATGGTGATGCTTCTGCCAAGGCAGCCAATACCATTGACGACAATAAGCGTTCTTTCATGGACCTGTTTATCGACACATTGAAAAAGGATAATTGGATAGTCGAGGATAAGGTAGGCAACAAGAATCCTTCTGTATCCATGACCGGTGAATTTGCCAATGCTGTATTTGAAGGATTGTTGCCTGGTTTAAGTATAAATGTAGATGACAGCTGCCGTGTGTCTATCGAAGATTATCAGAGTGTGCAGAAGGATGTTAATGGTCTTATTCTTAAGACCAAGGTAAAGGACAGCGTGACAAAGCAGTCATACGAAGAACATGGGCACCTTACCGATACGCTGAGATACGTTGTACACGACATAATGTATGAGGAGTATGTCCAGTTCGCCAACAGACGCAAGCGTAATATGTATTCTGAAAAGGGTGTGTTCTCGTTCTTCAATCCGGAGCGGCACTATGATTACAAGTCGAGCATTGTGTATATTATGCCGAATATTGACGGTAAGTTCTATCTCTGCCATGCCGGTGAGTGCGGAGATAAATGGCATATGCTTGACCTTGTGAAACTTGATACTACGTCGATTTCTGAAATGAAGGAGGTGATAGTATCGCATAAGGCTGATGTGTATATCCTTGAGTCATCACCAGCCTATTACCAGATGGGGCGTGAGTTGAGAACGGATCTTCCGGAGGTAAGAATCAAGAAGGAGTACCAGGATATGGATAAGCGTATTGCTGCAACATCAGATTTTATCAAATCATATTTCCTGTTGTCCGAAAGTGGAATGGAAACCCCAGTATATTACTCCTTCATAACCGAAGTTCTTGATTATAATGGAACTGATAATATGGGTGCAAGTGCCTTATTGAGTGGCATAGCATACCATATAATAAAATTGCAGCAATAGCCTTTATTGTTGTATCTATGTGTATATTAGTGTGTTATGCCGTAAAAATAAAGGGTGTCATTTTTCAAGATTTTGGCAAAATGTAATTGGTGTTTACCCATCATTTATCTTTGTTATATAAAGATAGATTATGGGAAATAACTTTTTCACAGATAAGACTTTACCAGCAAACACGTCATTGAAGATGGCTTCTGTTCCGGCAGCATCTTCTTCTGTTGTCGGCGTTCCCATCGGGGGCGTTGGCGATTGGAAAGTAGAAGATTTGTTTGCTTCTCCATTTGTCTGTGGTCGCAACTACATGGAGCTGTTCCAATCTGTTCCTGAGGTTTTCTTTCCAATAGATTATATTGCTTCACGTATTGCCGGTTCCGGCTTTCAGCTGAAGAAGATAAAGGACGATAGCATAGTTTGGGAAAATAAGCGTATGAACCAGATTCTGACTAAGCCTAACTGCCTCATGTCATGGAAAGAAATCATATACTCACATTTTGTCTACAAACTCTGTACCGGCAATGCTTTCTTTCGTGCAGCAATGGGTGAGACATTCAAGAATCAGTCCAAATGGAAGTGGTGTGACAACTATTGGGAGTTGCCTGCAGATTATGTAAATGTGGAGCCGAATCTTGGTGTCAACATACCGGTATTTGGAATAGCGAAAGAAGAGGATATCATACGTTGTTATCGCCTTAACTACGGCTATGTAAACACGATGGATGTTCCGTCATATCAGATATGGCATGACCGTGATGGGTTGCCTGAATATATGTCTGTTGACGGCTTTATGAAAGCCCAGAGCAGACTTGCTGCACATCTGAAGCCTATAGCTAACCTTATAGCCGTATATGAAGCCAGAAATGTGATATACGTAAAGCGTGGCGGCTTGGGCTTTCTCGTATCTCAGAAGAAGGATGATTCCGGAACGGTAGCCATGACGAAAGAAGAGAAGGAAGAAATCCTTAATAGTCACTACGGGCAATTCGGACTTAACAATCGCAAACTTCCGTATGGATTGAGTGATGTTCCATTGAGTTTCATTAGAACGAATCTTACCATCAGTGAATTGCAGCCGTTTGAAGAGACGCTGACCGATGCGATTCAGATTGCCGGAGCCTATGGAATTCCTTCTGTCCTCGTTCCGCGTAAGGACCAGTCAACATTTAGTAACCAGGCGACAGCAGAGAAGGCAGTTTATACATCAACCATCATACCGATGGCCAAGCAATTCTGCAAGCAACTTTCTGCTTTTCTCGGTCTTGAAGAGGGTGGCTATTATCTTGATTGTGACTTTTCCGATGTGGATTGCCTGCAACAGGGATTGAAGGAAGCTGAGGAAGTGAAGACGCTTATCAATACCAGATGTAAGGAACAGTTCCTTAGCGGCCTCATCAGTATCAACGACTGGCGGGCACAAATCAAAGAAAGCAAATTTGAAAATCCTGTGTTTGACAAGACATTATTTGACATGTCAGACGAGGAAAGAGATATGGTAAAACAAGTAATAAGTCTTAACACAAAAAGTGAAGTTGAAAATGGAAGAGAAAACCAAGAGCCTACAGTACAGAACGAAGGCAAATGATGTGGATGAAAAAGGTATTGTCACTGTTGCAGTGAACGGTATCGGTGTGAAAGACTCTCAGAACGACATTTCCATGCCGGGTTCTTTCAATAAGACGCTGAAGGAGAACATCGGCAGAATGAGATGGTTTCTTAATCACCGTACCGACCAGCTTCTCGGTGTTCCCCTCAGTGGTGAAGAGAAAGAGGGCAACCTTGTCATGGTTGGTAAACTTAATCTTGAAAAGCAGATTGGACGTGACACGCTGGCTGATTACAAGTTATATGCTGAGAACGGCAGAACACTTGAACACTCTATCGGTGTGAAAGCGATTAAGCGTGATACTGCAGACCCACAGAAGGTACTCGAATGGAAGATGTACGAGTATTCGACATTGACAAGTTGGGGAAGTAATCCTCAAACATTCCTTGTCAATCTGAAATCGGGCACGCAGGAACAGGTTAAGGAAGCCATTGAGTTTGTAAGGAAAGCGTTCAGAAATACGAATTATTCGGACGAACGATTAAAACAGTACGATATGGAACTTAACTTATTGCTTAAAGCCGTCAATGGTGGTAATGTGGTGACCTGTCCTCATTGCGGCCAGCAGTTCGATTATGATGAACAGCACGAGCACACATTTACCCAACAGGTACTTGACAATGCGGCCATGTATTCAAGATGGCTTACTGACCGTATCGTCAGTCAGGAGATAGACAAGCTGGAGCCGGAAGTTCGCGCAGAAGTGGTTGCGCTTATTGACTCTGTTAAGTCAGAAGGACTGGAACTGACAGAAAAATCAGTACAAAACTTCATGGCATACGTCCGTTGTCCGTCTTGCTATGGAAGAGTATATAGAAGTAACGCCTTGTTACAGGATAACAATACAAACATCTTCTCCGGGAAGTCTGAGCCGTTGAATGACACTCAGGATAAAACTGACGGGGCGCAAGAGGATGATGATGTAAAGAAAAAAGCCGCTGAGAGCACTTCTTTCTTCGGTCCTTTGAATGAGGTATTTAGTAATAATGATTAAAATTTTAATTGAAGATGAAGAAATTTACAGTTGCAGATTTCGGTCTTAAGACTGACGGCCTGCCTCAGGAACAGGCTACTTTTATGAACAACATTTCGCAGATGATGTGTGATATTATCAACAAGGCGATGGAAGGTGTTATCTCTCCGGAAGATATGGAAGTCAAATTGAAGGGCCTCAACGAAAAGCTGAATGGTTATGACGATGAAAAGTTCAAGCAGCTTGCAAAGGATAACGAGACATTGATCGAGACAGTTAAAGGACTTGGTGAAACCATCGAGAATTTGAAGAAAAAAGGTATCGGCATGGATGTCATCAACAAGTTTGATGAGAAATTGAACGAGATGCTGGAATCTGACAAGTTCAAGGAGTTTGCTGAAGGAAGAACCCGCAAGAGTGGTTCATTTGACGGTTTCTGCCTGAAGGACATCGTATCAATGACAGACAACTACGACGGTGACCATCTGACTACCCAGCAGCAGAGCAGAGTGGTATCTCAGGTTTCCAACAAGCGTATCCATATGCGTGATGTTCTGAATACTCTACAGGGAGACCCGAAGTTCCCGAACCTTGCTTTTGCTCAGGTTTATGATTTCGACCGTAACGCACGTTATGTGACTGAAAACGGTACATTGCCTGAATCGAGCATTAAGGTGAAGGAAGTGCAGACTACAACAAAACGACTTGGTACTCACATTCGCTTGTCTAAGAGAATGTTGCAGAGTCGCGTCTATATCCGTTCGTTTATCCTTAAAATGTTACCGGAAGCCGTCTATATGGCTGAAGACTGGAATATCCTGTTCGGAGATGGTACAGGAGAAAACCTGTTGGGTATTGTGAATCATCCAGGAGTATTGCCAATTGAGGAAATCATCGGTGATACTGTAGTCAGCGGAAACGCAGGCTCTGTTAAGTCTGTATCCGGATACAATTCAAATAAGGATACAATCATTGAGTTTGCAAATCCTCAAGATCTTATCCTTGATGGTATGACTATTACGTTTACAGGTGCTACAGTTCTGACTGCGCTGAATAGCGCTAATCAGTTGGTTAAGATGGATGACCGCCGGATTCTTTTGAAAGGTGTAGCTTATTCTGAGGAAACATCTACATCATCGATGACCTTCAAGGTAAGCCACGGAGCGTTCAAGTCTGTCGAACTGCCTAATTCCCTTGATGTCGTTAAAACCGGATTTGCGGTGATGACCTACGCCCAGTATACTCCCAATGCTATCGCGTTGAACCCTATCACAGTTAATTCTATGGAGGCTGAGAAGGATACTACAGGACGTAACCTTGGAATTATTACTACCGTTAACGGTGTGAAACACATTGCGGGACGTCCTATTATTGAAACAAGCAACATCCAGCCTGGCAAGTATCTGATTGGTGACTTTATCATGGCGGCCAACATTGTAGACTACAGCTCTTTGACTCTTGAATGGGCTGATGATGTAGATAGCAAGTTGAAGAATGAAATTGTTCTGATTGCTCAGGAAGAAGTTATCTTCCCTGTATACATGCCATGGGCATTTGCTTATGGAGATTTGGCTGCATTGAAAGAAGCAATCACTAAAGAGTAATGCTTATGAATGAATATATTTTTAAGGGAGATCCGAAACATCTTGAAAATGTAATCAGGGAGCAGCGTATTCGCATTCAAAGAGGGGTAGTATCTATTACTACTCCTTCGGAAAGTGGTTACATTACTCAAGAAGAATCTGAACAGAAAGTTCAAGCCAAAGAAGATGAACTGAATGCTGTCATATCTGAAAAAGATAGTGAAATTGGACGTCTTAATACTTCCATTGGAGAGAAGGATGCACGTATTAAAGAACTTGAAGAACAGATTGCCGGACTGCAGAAACAAACTGAAGAGATGGCATTATGTCTTAACTCAGATCCCGGAGTAACAGACAATAAGGCTACAATACCTTATGATACTAAGGAAAGCGAGAGTTCTTCCAAATCTAAAAAGAAATAACCATGCTGATAGATGTGTCATATTTTGTATCGGGACTCCGGCATATCCAGAATGCCTCTATGTCCAAGGCTGCAGGAGCTGATTCGGTTGCTGTAAACGGGCATATTGAATCCTATATCAAGGAACTGCAGCCTGTATTCCTTGAGGCAATGCTTGGGGAAAAGGAAGCATCCTATGCTATGGATTATCTTGAAATGTCGAATGATGAAGAAGATAAATCTGATGAACCGTCAAAGTATGAAGTTGTATGTGAAAGGTTGAAAGAACCCTTTGCTGATTACGTGCTGTACCACATACTCCGCGACGCTTCATCGCAAGCCACCATTACCGGTAATGTTCGATTGAAATCTGCCAATGAGTATATTTCACCCATGCGTGCGCAGGTGACGGCATGGAATCGGATGGTAGGTGCCAATGTGAAGTTTATCCAGTGGGCTCAAGAAGGTAATTGTCCTATTCCGTTAGTGACACAGGTAAATATGTTGAACAGAATCAATCAGTTTAATCTATGAAAGGTATAGTGGAGATTATAGGGGATGTGGTGAAGGAGATGGAGACAGATCTCGATATTGTGATCCCGGTTGATATTGAGAATGACAGATTTGAGACTGTCAAAAATCCACCTCTCAACTACATCTTCGGCTCCGCTCAGTATGTCAAGGAAAAACTTGATGAGTACAGCAAGATTCCTTCTACATCTGAACGGAAGTTCCCTCTGATAGTCCTGTTCTGTCCGGTAACTGAAAAACGGAATAGTGCATACTATTATTCAAAGGTTAGTATTAATCTTCTGATTGCATGTTCATCAACTAAGCACTGGAACAACGAGCGCCGCCTGCAGGCTTCTTTCATTAACATTCTTAGGCCTATTTATAACAGACTTATAACAGTGTTATCGGAGGACGGTAGATTTGATATACAATATGACAACATCATTCCGCATGACTATTCGGAGAACTACTCTTATGGCAGATACGGAGCATTTACTGAATCCGGAGAGGAAGTGAGCGAGCCTATTGATGCCATTAATATACGCTTGATGGAACTAATTATTAAAAATCAAACTTGTAGATAATATGAGAAAGACAAGAATTTGCGATTCCGCAGAAATGAACACCGGTGGTTCTGCTTGTAGTGTCGACTGGGGGAAAATCAAAGGTGCTATTATCGTAGAGCATGGAAAGAAATTGCCTGCTGAGTTGACTGCAGAAAAACTTGCAGAGTTGTGTCATGCAGACAGACCAGATAGAATATATCCTGTTCTGACATTCGTTGAGTATGCAAAGAGTGGCGGTGAAGCCCAGGTTAGTGCTGTCGGATATGGCCCGAACCAGTATAACGGTCTCAACGCACAGACAGATACATTTACATTGTCACGCTTTGACGAAATGCTTAATGCAGAACTTCTTCGTTGCGCAAACAAGCAGTGGGATGTGTATTACTGGGACAGCAACAAGATGCTTATCGGTTACAATGACGGTACGGACGACCTTGCCGGTATTCCTATGGCTTCGGTATATCCTGGTTCGACTCCGTTCAGTACGAGTGGTGCGAAATCAAGCATGACTGTGAACTTTGCTCACCTTGATGCAGAAGACAGTCAACTTAATTTCGACTTTGTAAAACTGGATTTCAATCCGGCCAATGTCATTAAAGGTTTGACAGAGGTAATGCTTGTCGAAGCAAGCAGCGGTAAGTATAAGGTAATCGAGTGCATTGGCGGATATGACCGTACAGCTGAGTTCGCTGATGCTCTGTCAACTGGAGCAGAACAGGTTTTCACTGGAGTTACATCGGCAAGCTATGAAGATGGCCTGATTACCATTACTCCCGGTGAAGGAAATATCTCAGTAAAACAGCCGTCTGTCTTGTACACAAACGATATTAAATGGGTTGAATTTGTCAAAATTGTAAAAGCATCAGCATGAAAGTAGATGGAGTAACCTTTGTTGCGGCTGAAGTAAAGAAGGTCACAAAGGAAAAGTTTATAGAGAATCATATCGGCGTCCTCTGGCAATCCATTAAGGAAAGTGACAGAAAAAAGAAGCTTTCTGAAGTGTATGACAGCATTGTTGGCAAGCCTAAGCAGGAGGTAGCCACTGCCGAGACAATTAAGTAGTTGGTTAGTAACTGGGCCGGGCGAAAGTCCGGCTTTATTTTTATCACTATGGCTGATTTTGATAAACTGGAACATGCCGTTCATAGCGTTGTAACAGGGCTTGAGCAGGCTTGTGCTGATTGTTTGATGGAAAATAAGGCTGTTGTTGAAGAACTTATCGAAGAACAGTTGTATTCCGGATTGGATGGTGATACAAACAGCCTTAGACCTTCATACTCTGATGATCCTTTCTTTGACATTAAAGGAAGGTGGTACCATGATTCTGACGGGTATATCGAGTGGAAGAAAAAGATTACTCCTCCGGTTACAAGTCCGCGCTTGAATCTGCCGCCAAGACCGATAGATGTTCCCAACCTCTATATTACCGGAGCGTTTCATGAGAGCATACGTGCCTCGGTGAACGGGGATAGTCTGTCAATAGGTACATTCGGATTTACCGAAGGTCCGGACATAGTCAGGAAGTACGGAGACAATATTCTCAATCTCGGTGTGGATGCAAGGGAGTATATCGTTCTTGAGATGCTTGAACCGTTTATAGGTGATTTCTTTAAAAAGTATGGATTGTAATGGGATGCAGTTGTGAGAATAAGAAACGGATGTCGGACTACGAGCATGTGGCCATGCTGGCAAAGAAAGCTGCTATGATGGATGGTTGTGTCTATGTGGTATATAAGAAGAAAGACGGCACGTATGCCTTCGACAAAGAAGGTTCTGAGATAGACGGTATTATTGTTGAATATAAACATTATTTGTGATGGAGATTAAATTAAAGGATTTCGTCGATGAGAAATCATTCAAGGACCTGCAGGAACTTGACAAGACAATATCCAGTATTAAGGAGACATATACGACAGCTGCAAGGGAACTTGCCCAGGGGCTGACTATAGAGGTGAAGTGCAAGGGTGACCTTGATAAGTTGCAGAATGTCTATAACACTCAGATGAGTAATGTAGCCTCTGCCTCTGAATCGTTGACTGGAGTGTTGAAGAAACAGTCTGAGGTTACTGACCAGTTGATGAAGAAAATCAAGGAAAAGGCCGACGCGGAAAAGCTGAGTGTCAAGGAAGTCAAGGAACTCTCTAAAGCTACCGCGGAGGCATCCAAGGCTGTGCAGCAGGCTGCAAAGGCTGAGGAAGCATACAATAAGGCGCAGAAGGCGGCCAATGCGACCAGAAAGTCTGCAAACATGACAGAAGAGGAGCGAATCCGTACTATCAAGGAAGCCCTCGCTTTGGCAGATAAGGAGATTCACAGTAAGGAGGAAGCTAAGGAAGTTAATAAGCGTCTTCGTCAGGCAACAGATATTCTTAAGGATACTGATGAAGATTATATTAATACACTTGGTAAACTTAACGCAACAATCGGTGTGAATACTGATTATGTGAAGCGTAACAGCGACCGTTACACCCAGCAGAAGATGACCATTGGTAACTATAAGGAAGAGGTTAAGGCTGCGTGGATGGAGCTCAATAACCTCAATGATTCTATGAGCAGTCTTGGAATTGTAGGGGGTAGCTTCGGTAATTCCCTTGGTGCATTGGGAGAGTTGGGAGGAATGCTGGAGGGAGCTAAAGGTCTTGTTTCTGTATTGAGCAATAAATGGCTTTTAGGCCTTGGTGCCGGTGCTGTTGCCGGTGCAGGTATAGGATGGTGGGTAAACTATAATAAGGGGCTTGTAGAAGCAACAAGACTTACACAGCAGTTCACAGAAAAGAGTGGCGATGATTTGAAAGAGTATCGCAATGAAGTGCAGGCTATTGCTGATTTTTATAATAAAGACTTTAAAGAGGTACTTATCGCAGCCAACGCAGTATCCAAACAGTTTGGTATAGATGCAAGCGAATCCATTAAACTGATTCAGGATGGATTTATTGCCGGTGCTGATGCTAATGGTGAGTACCTGGATACCTTGAGAGAGTATCCGGCATACTTTAAGGAGGCTGGAATCAGTGCAGAAGCATTCATTGCCATTACTGCACAGGCTGCAAAGTCAGGTATATATTCCGATAAGGGTGTCGATGTAATCAAGGAAGGTAACATTCGTATCCGTGAGATGACAACTGCTACTGCTGCAGCCCTTGAAGGTATTGGCATATCTGTCGATGAAGTTCAGAAGCAGTTGGAAACTGGACAGAAGACCACCTTTGATATCATGCAGATGGTTTCTGAGCGCTTGACTGAACTCCCAGACAGTGCGGCTGTAGTTGGTACTGCTATTGCGGATATTTTCGGTGGTCCTGGTGAAGATGCCGGATTGCAGTATATCCGAACATTGAAGGATATAAAAACTAATTTGAATGAGGTTAAAGCGGCAACTGGACGTGTAGGTGTTGCTCAGGAAGAGTACTTGGAATCCCAAAAGAAACTTGCAAATGAACTTTCTGAACTGTTTGATGCAACTGGTGGTTCCTTTGAGGTAATGACATCTAATATCAAATCCAAGTGGAATGATTTCCTCAGCTATCTAATTAGAGGGGTTAATGACGTGAAAGATGACATCCGCTTGTTGGTAGCAGGCCAAGATACGATGAATAGTTATAATATACGTAAAGCTCAGGAGAAAGGTGTTGCTAACTTCACTCAGAAGGAAATGGAGGAAGAACGTAAACTCCTTGAAGAAAGTACCGAATCCTACATTAAACAGGGGTATAAGTTTTCCGAAGCACAGGAAAAAGCGCGGGAAGATCGCCTTATGCAACTTAGGAAAGAGAGAAATGAAATCAAACGATATGAGAACATGAATCTGCAGGAAAACTTAAACATTTCCAAGGAGAAGGACGATGCTAATTTCTTCAAGCAGGCATTATTCATGCAACCTAGTAATAGTGAATATGATAGTCTGCTTGATAGTACCTATGATTCATGGCTTGAAACAATTTCCCTTGGCGCCAGCCATGATGCCCGTATTAATTTTGTATCCAAATTGCAATACACAGGTGGAAGTGACATTGATGCAGAAACAGAAGCAGAAAAGGAGGCTCGTTTGGAAGCAGAGAAATCCCTGCAGGAATCTCGTATTGCGTTGATGAAGGACGGGCTGGATAAGGAACTGGCTACAATCCGTAATGGTTACCAGCAGAAGATTTCTGAAATCAAGGGTAATTCGGCTGCAGAATTGGCTTTGAGAAATTCTCTCCAGGAAGAAATGAATAAAGCTTTGACAGATGCTACAGAGGAGTATGAAAAGAATAGGACCGATATTGACCTACAGAATAGACTGGCTGCTGTAGAGGAAGGCAGTGAGGAAGAATTGTCTGTCCGTCTTGAAATACTTGACAAACAGAAGAAAGCTGAGATAAAGGCTGCCGAAAGCAATGGCGCAGATGTAAGCCTCATCGAGCAGAAATATCTTGAAGAAAGACGTAGACTTTATGAAGAATATGCCGCTGATGAAGTAGAGGAGATTGCCAAGTCTGCTGCTGCACGGCAGGTGGTCCGTAATGCTCAGTACACTTCTGAATTGAAGGAACTTGAAAAAGCGTTTGCCTCTGGCTTGATTCAGCGTGAGGAATACGAAAAGGCTAAGGCTGAGATGACTGAGCGTTTCTCTGTTGAAACTGCCAGTGCTGCTATATCTTCTCTTGAGCAGCAATTGGAAGTAGAGGACTTGAGTGCAGATGATCGTGAGGCTATAGCTGAGAAACTTCAAAAAGCAAAGGCAGACCTTGCCAATGCAGAGGCAGATGCTGAGATAGCGGCAATCAAAAGGGTTGCGGATGAGGAGGAGAAATCCTATCAGAAAAGGATGGAAAATGCAAGGCAGTGGATGGAGATATCTTCGGATGCCATTGGAACTATAGGTGGTTTAATGACTGCTATGTATGAAGGTGACATTAATGATATAGAAGAGAAGCAGGAAGCTAACGAGAATGCATATAATGCGGATGTTGAAAGGATTGAATCCCTCGTTGAAAGTGGTGTGATAAGTACAGAAGAAGGGGAAGCTCGAAAACGTGCAGCAGAAGCTGAGACTGCCAAAAAGAATGAAGAACTTGAAAATGAAAAAGTGAAGTTGCAACAGAAGCAGGCTAAATGGCAGAAAGGTGTTGATATAGCGCAAGCTGGTATTGCTACTGCACTTGCTATAACACGTGCGTTGCCAAATCTTGTTTTAGCCGGAATAATTGCTGCTATGGGTGCTGTACAGGTTGCCACGATTGCAGCTACTCCAATACCGGCATATAAAGATGGTACCAAGAATGGCGGCCATATCGGTGGTCTTGCTATAGTTGGTGATGGTGGAAAACAGGAAATCATCGTCTATGGTGGAAAAGGATGGATAACACCGGATACACCTACCATTATAGACTTACCTAAGGGTGCTGAAGTATATCCGGATGTAAACACATTTGAAAGCATGAGTCTTAACTTTACACCTCTTTCTGAGACAAGGGAAAATCCGGTTGTGGTTAATGACTACAGCGAACTGTCCAGGGAAATGAAAGGTGTACGTTCTGAACTCAGAAAGATGGCGCGTCAGCAACACCGTGACGCATATAACGCCAAATATGAATCTTATAAAAGAAACAAATTATGATTAGGACATTAAGTAAGTTGACTTTATCAGCATTTATCGATTTATCCTGTGGTAACAACGAAGTGTTGAGGGAAAGTCCGGAAGAAAAATCCGATGATATAAAAAGAGTGGCCAGAGAATTGTTCTATGCTTATCATGGTATAGTCAATCCTTCCGGTCTTGAAACATTGTTGTTGGATAAGGAAGAACGATTGAAAATTCAATACAAATTATCTCTTTGCAAGGTGCTTAAAATATTGATAGGTCTTAATGCTTATGATGAAGTGATTGATGTATTAAGTGGTCTTGGCTTTATAGAGAGGGAGCCTGTGGAGATTGAAAAGCGTATTGATAGGATGGAGGCGGAAGCCAAATATTTAAAGCATAGGCTCGATGGCGGTAGAAAGGATGTGAAGAAGAGAACCCCAGATGAAATACGTGCTTCATTTGACAAGGAAATCGCATTTCTTATGACGTATTATAAGATGAATATTGATACCCATATTGTTTCTGCTGGTGTCTATGCCAATATGCTCAGGCAGGCAGATGCTGAAATAAAAAGGAAAATCGCGAGGAAGTAACTTCTGAATCGAATTTTTCAGACGGGTGGTTAGTAACCTTATTGTAATTCTAATCACCCGTAAAATGAAAGATAGTATTAAAAAAGAACTGGCATGTATCAATGCCAAATGCGACCTTATTATTGAATTACTTAATGGATTGTCATCAGATCCGGATTATGTAATCAATAGGATGCGTGATATTGCGTTCAGACAGAGTGTGGAGATGAAAAAGAAAAATTCAACATGTCTTAAACTCTTGCCGAATGATAAGTAATCTGATAGAAAAGCATTATAAATGGATAATGCAGACTTCTTATAAGTATTGTAAGAATAGAATGGATGCAGAGGATCTTGCAGGGGAAACCATTCTTAAAATATTATCTAATAAGCATTCCTATGATGAAAGTAAGCCGTTCAAGCCATGGTGTAGTGTTATAATGTTGAATACGTATATTACTTCCTATAATCATGAATCATTAATATATTTTGAAGATGAAGATAAGGCTGTTTGTAAAGAATCTTTTATGGAAACAGAACATCACGCTCAATTCTCAGAAACACTCTCAATCATTAATAATTGTAGAGCAAAATCATGCTCAGTTGATTGTGTTATGATGTATGCTGCCGGATATTCATATGAAGAAATATCTAAGAACATGCATATACCTGTAGGAACGGTTCGAAGCCGGATTTCATATGGTAGAGATATGTTGCGTAAATACATTGATTATCATAAAGTTAAATAAAGTATTTCCGGATAAAATTGTGAAGTTTCTGATTGCAAAACTTGACTATCTGAACTATCTTTATAGTATAATAATAAACTAAAAGTCAAACTATTATAATAAACATTATGGAAAAGATAAATTTCAGATCAAGAGTGATGAAGTATGCGCATCAGTTAGCAAAATCAACTGGGAAATCATGGAAAATCTGCATGTTGAAAGCTTGGGAACTATATCGGCTTGCAAAGAAGATGAGACAGGGAGTTGTCAAGTTTGCTTTTGAAAAAGTAGACGGAACAATTCGCTATGCAAATGGCACCCTTATGAATATGCCTTCAGGAATATCTGTTAATGGAAAGAAGGTTACAAAACCAAGCTATAAGACATTTGCCTATTTTGATGTAGACAAGTCGGAAATGAGATGTTTTAAAATAGAAAACCTTGTAACAGTTTATTGAAATGGAAAGTTATATTATATATGAATCAGGGGAAATAAAAAGCGTATCCCCTTTGAATGGAGAGGATTTTTCTTTAAAAGAACTGCAGGATGCTGTTAAAGGATACATTGAGATTCTGCCAATCAGAAAGAGAGTGGGCGTATTTGCTTTCACATCCTGTAATGGGGAGTATATTGAAATAGACCTCACGAAAGATTATATTATAGTAATGAATTCGGACGGTAAATTTGAGACTCCAGTGTGCAATAATATTGCAACAGTTCTTGCCGCATCTTCGTGCTCAATAATGCATGGAGATTGGATTGCAGGGAGTGTTTTGATATGTCCGAGTAAATTGGTAAGATGACAAAGTTAATGTAATATATTGTATAATAGTAATTTATGTTATTGCTGTGTATTCAAGATTTTGGGCAATCCGGATATGGGTTGCCTTTTTCTTTATATTTGTTTTGAATCAATATGTGAAGTATGTTATGTAAGTATTATCTGATGATTGGGAGTGACAAGGTTGACATAAAAAGTGAATCTTGTATGGATGTTTCGTCCATGATTTCCAATCTGAATGATTTGAAGTTGTCATATAGTCGGGTAGATTATGGAGGTGTCACAAGAAAATGCGGTAGCAATATCGAATTTGTAGGTGATGCAAGAAATGCTATTGTCGACTATTTCTCTGTCAATGGAAGACGTTCTGTAGCATCTTTCGCTGTATACGGTATAGAGAATGACTGGACTTACACTGAAATATTCTCCTGTCCACTCGACTTTTCATCATTCGAGTACGATTCCTACGTTGCTACTCTGTCATGTATTGACAACTCTGTAGCTTCTAAAATTAAGGCCAACAATAACACACAATACGAATACAATGCTGCAGAATTGAAAGCGGCAAAACAACTTGAATACGACCGCCTAAGTATAGGTAATGAAGTATCTATGCAGGCTATTGGTAGTGAAGAGTACGAAGGAGAGGATACTCACAGTACAGTAGCGCGTAATGTATGGTGGACATTTCCTCGTTTGGGGATTGTCAATGAAGAAATACCCAGCAACCATTCCGTTCTTATTCAAGACAGTCCCGAAGTATTTCAGACAGACGGTACTCCTATGGGGTGGGGATTCCCTGCAATGAACAGGCCGGAAGCATACTTTCTCGAATGTATTGAGGACTGTGTTGTTACGATAGACTTTTCTAATCTTGGAATAGTAACCAGTTCAAGAAATCCTAAAGGATGCGTTCTTGCCAAGCTTTCCGATGGTTTCGTTACTCCGCTGAACTGTAGTTATTCTTCTATCCTTCCAGGTGATGAGTTTTCCAGTCTTTCCCAAGTGAAATGGTCTGGTCCTTTAAGAAAGGGAGATAAATTGCAGTTTGCTGTTTACAACTATTACCACGAGTTATATGACAGTTCGGGAATTGTTTTCGAAGCACGCAAATCCGGCTTCGTATCATGGAGTGACAGACAGGACCCTATTTATTTTGACGTAATTAAGCCTAATGTGTTGCTCGGCAAGCTGATTGAGTCAATATGTCCGAATATGGTTGTTAAATCATACATTAAGGAGACTATTGATAACGAAGGTATTGAAGTGGATAATATCAGACTGCAGAACACGATGCTTTGCCCAGCTGAATGTGTGAGACAGTTCAAGGAAGCGAAATTGTACACCTCTTTTAATGACTTTTGTCTTTGGATGGAAGCTACATTCGGATACGTGTACGAGATTACCGAGATGGCAGAAACTGCTGAGGGTATCATTCAGTCAAGTATTTATGACTTTGATGGCTTTGTAGAGCAATTTAATGGTGTTAGTAATACCGAACACTCTAACCTCAAGCGCATCGTATTCTGTTATACAGAAAGAGATTATAGTGACGGACGTTTTGCCGGAGAGTATGAACTTCCTTGGGGTGATCCTTACAAATCTGTTCAGTATTCTACCAGTTTCTTGGGTAACGAAAGCTACCAGTTATATGAAAAAGGGGATACGTTCGGTTACAAAGTAAAAAATGATGTGTTCTTCCGTAATACGGCTGAGTTCGTTATTTACCAAGCAGAGAACGGTAAGGTTCCCAATTACACGGAAGCAGGGTCTTTCAAATGGACGAACACATTGCATGAGGCAGAACTTCAAGATATAGACCGTAATCACTATACAGGTACACTCAACTTCGGGATGATTACTTCTGACGATGTAACCGACCTTGGGGTATATCCTGGAACAGTTAATGAATCGAATATCTGCTTCTGTCGAAAATTGAAACGGTTTGCGTATTATGACAACGGTTATTATCTGACCTTCAACGGTTCTAAATCTTATATGAACGGTGATAATACAAGAACTGATATTATTTACAAGAAAACCGATACGGGACAGAACTACATCTTCATAAAGGACTGTCTCACGAAGTGTGTGTTGTCGGAAAACATTGAAGAAGTCAAATATCCAACGGTTGTATTCCGACACCGTAACGAGGTCTTTCAGAATCTTGCTGTTATCGGGATAGACGATATAGCTGACTTCAAGTATAAGCTTGCGACAGAACGGCTGTATGCACGACTGAACATCGGATACGAGAAAAAGGACTACGACCTTGGTAATAACGGTAAGGACGAGTTTAATTTTAAGTCAGTATATACCACCGGTATCACTCTTGATGATAAGGAACTGAATATGGTATCTCCATACAGAGCAGATAGCTACGGCATGGAAGAACTTGCTGCGAAGATAGGGCAGGATACGAGTAGCAGCGGCAGTGACAAGCAGATATTTGCTGTATATTGTTCAGAAGAACAAAACGAGTATGTTGTTTCAAGAGATTCAGTTGTAACTGGTGTCGGTTCTGATACAATATTCAACACTTCTCTGTCTGTACTGGAAATGATTGAGGCGAACAGAAGGTACCTTGCCTCCTTTGCTGAAAAGTTGACATTCGTATCTACAGATGGAAACTCATCGGCTATAATAGACGGTGTAATGTTGTCTGGTGACGTCGAACTCTCAAATCCTCTGTTTAAAGCTGGGAATATAAGTTTTTCGACGAACAGTCTTATTGTTCCGGAGCAATGGAACGGCTATGTAGAGATACCTTTTGATGGGAAGACCATCAGAGGGTATATATCCAGTCTTGAAATAAATGTATCCCGTGAGGAAACATTTGAGTATGAACTGATAGAATGTTGACAATATGTATAGGATAAGCCCATTTACACCGCTTTTTTTCAATAAGGATACTGATAGGACATCTTCTCCGAGCCGTTATATGCAGGTATTCTCACCGTCTGACCAGATACTGATTCAGGTGATTACCCAATACGAGTCACGTGCCATTACCGGAAAGATAGTCAATGTCTGTACGCAAGATGAAACAGAGATAGACTGGACTGTTTGGAGCCTTAACAGCCACGACAATCTATACTATCATGTGTTGACTGCATTGCCGGACGGATATTACTATGTAGAGATAAACGGTATCGTGTCCGATATTTTTCATGTTACATCTGATGAAAGCAAGCTGTTGGATACAACATTGATTCAGTATTCCATGAGGGATAATAAGAGCCGGCAGGACGGTGTGTTTTGGGTATCAGGAGTGCAGCAGTTCTTTGACTGGCGTGTTCCCGGAGGATTCATGGATGATGACTGGTCTTTCGGTGTAAGTAATGAGCAGTTCACTGATTCTGATTATAATGTATCTGAAATTTATTCCAGAGAGGTGACATATAAGTCGTTCACCCTTGGTAATGCAATAGGCTGCCCAATATGGTATGCTGACTTGCTGAATAGAATCATGTCGTGCACCTACGTGTATTTCAATGGAGAACGATATCTCAGGATGGAATCTAATGTTCCGGAAATTACAAAGGTAATAGAGTCTAAAAGAAGTTATGTCTTCAAGCAGGCTTTGGTCAGCGTTGATATTGTGGACGCATCCGAGAGTGACAATCTGCTGAAGATACGAAGGGTAGATGAATCCATATTCAGAAAAACAACTAACAGACTGTTGACTATATGACGGACGAGGAGATACGGATAATAACCGAGAAAGTAGTAGCTTATCTCAAGGAAGACAGCGTTACTATTGACGAGTTGATGCAGACCAATGTGTTGACAGGGGAAGATATGGTCGAGCTCAACAAGGGGCGTAAGGTGTCGCTGGATGATCTCAAAAAGTTTGTCAGAGGATTTGGCGTTGTCCTTGAGATAATCACTAAGGATGACACGACCATTCCTACAGACAATAACGTATTCTCGGCAATAAGAACACTGAATGAGATATACAGAAGTAAAGAGGAACTGAAGAAAATCTTTCTCAGAAGGGACCAGGTTGATTCAACCAACTTTCTTCTGAAATTTTTAGGCGGTGCAGAGTTTGGAAAGTTTATCGACAGTATGATAGCTGGCAAAGGTGCCGGAATATTCCCGGATGGTCGAGGACAGTTTGAACGTCTTGAGGTGCGCGGCTCGATGACGGTGATGGACCTTATCATCAATCAGATTCAAGGTATGGAGTCTGATTATTCCTTTGCCGAGATTGGTAAGATTTCATACGTGGAGGATTTGGGAGACAGCACTTATCGCCTGATCATTGAGAAACGTACAGACTTCGACTTCCATCAGTTTCAGGATAACGATGTATGCTTCTCAATTATCAACACTTTGCTGACCGGTGGCTCTGATTATTACACAAGCTGGATGCGTATCCTTACCACCAATGTTCAGGAGAACAGTATCACGGTATCACTCTATCCGGACAGCGAAGTGCCCGGCGGTACCAACTATCCGCCTGTAGCCGGCTACAATCTGACACGCCGTGGAAATAGCACGCTTCCCGAAGCTGGAGGATTCAACGAACGGGCACAGTCATGGATGCTTTCCTCACGGGAAGGTCGTATCATGTTCTTGGCTAATGTTTACAAGCCGATATTGGAAGACTATAACTATGCGCTGACTGTTGGAAAACTACCGAATATTAAGGCACTCGAAAAGATTCCTGTTACGACCAATGATGTCGGCGTAGTTTCACAGATCGGCATATTCGAAAGAATCTACCAGTTCGATTATAACGGTGATGTCGTACCCAACAAGATAGACCGGGGCCAGTGGAACCTTGTAACCGCGCAGGGCAGCACCCCTTACCGCAGGGTAACACACGAATCGCAGACACCCACCGGAAGTACATATACACTGCTCGAGCAGCATACGGTCTACCATCTTGGATGCAAGTGGGGTTGTCTGATAGATAAGACACAGTTGGAGCCAAAATGGAACAGTCCGGCATGGGAAATGCTGGAGGGTGACAAGAATTACGGCATGGAGTTCGTTTCCTCGCGTGGATGGCAGTTTTTCCGTGGACAGGTAAATACGGATATTACTGCTTACATCACCTATTCCGGAATGGATATTACAGGCGATGTGATGGCTCTTGAAGGGCTGGAGATAGAGTGGCTTCGTGATAGCGGTAATATTCCTTCCGATAACTCATGGAAGCCGACACACATTGACGGTCAGCTGAACACTCTTCGCCTGACCAATGACGATATGCCTCCCGAATGGGGATATAAGGTGCGCACGGTGATGTTTATCTGCCGCATCTTCATTCCGGTTGGAGGTGAGACACAAAAGATAGAGAATTATGTAGGATTTAATATTTGATTTTATGCCAATAAAAACGCAAGTTCAAAATGCAAATGTACAGGTAGACCCGTTATCGTTTGTCGCAGACATTACGATTCTATCAGGAAATAACGTACAGGTCTACAACAGAGACATTCAAGAGTATGTGCCAGACCGAAGTCTGGTACCAATGGTTATTCTTCCTTATGTGGCGGTGTCAGATCCGGAAGGAGTGATGAACGGTGAACAGGCTCTTACCGGAGTGGAATGGTATGAAGGAAACCCAAAGAAAGACGGTAGCAATCGTATTACTGGAAATGAGAATTACGAAATCAGTGATGGTAGCGTAGAGGGATTTCCCTTGTATGCACTGAAGGTGAAGAAGAATGTGTCGGCAGATAACCCGATGGAGTTGTTTGCTATCTTCTTCTTTACCGATAAGCGTAAAAATACTGAGGTTCGTGTGGAGCGTAGCCTTCCGGTATACACATCTACTTACGATTCGCAGAATTATTCAGTGAAACTTACCGATGCTCCGAAAGCGTGGACTATTAACCCGATGATAGAAAAGCCTGATTCGGAAGGCAGATGGATGCACACTGTGACTGCTCAGCTTTATTCCGGAAAGAATCCGGTTCCGGATGAAAATGCGGCATACTGGTGGCAGGTCAACGATGGCAGCGGATGGCGTGAGTTCAATGACGAGGAACTGGCTGTGCTGGTGGCAGGTCCGGAAGAAGGAGGTCACTGGAGTAAGGCTCTCAGCTTTGATGCCCGAATGATTAAGGGAAATATCAGCTTCCGAGCACGTGCAGCGTATTACCTGGATGAATATCCGTCCGCTCCTACATCGGAAGAACTGCAGGTAGTGACCAGTGTCAACGTAGAGATGCCAACTACCTTGCGTGTTGAAACTCGTCAGACTAAGGGCGCTCGCGTCAAATCGGACATGTCTACTCCGGTAGCTTATGAAGCGATGATAAGCTACAACAATACTGAGGTGGGAGAGGATAAGGATGATTTCTTCTATATCGAGTGGTTCGGCAAGTCCGCGAAAGCCGGCAGCAAGGAACAGAAAATCGGCGTAGGGCGTCGGATTGAGTTTATCCCCAAAAATTATGGAGGTGAGAAGGGATACGGTTATACCGCGTATGCCAGTGTAAAGCTATATAGCCACTATTATGCCGTGAAGAATGAAGACGGCACGCTGGCCACTACTGACGATGGTAAAGTGATAATTAATATTCAATATCAATAACAGGAGGTGAATTATGTATTTATTGGTGAACGCAGAGCAGCTGAAATCGCGCTCCGGACGATACGAAACGATGCCGGACGGAAGAAGTATTGTGCCGATGTCCGACCAACGGATTTTGGGCACACTTAAAGATGTGGATATTATCTCTACAGCTCGCGAATTGAAACAACTCATTGAAGAGCAGAAGAAACAGATGGAAGAGAACAATCCGGATATAGACCCCGGTTTCTCACAGGACCCGGATAAAGATGTGAATGTAGATCCTGACTTTTCTCAAGATCCGGACAAAGTTGTGGAAGGTGATGATGAAAGCAAAACAGAAACTGATAAAAAAGAGGAGGAAGTGACAAATGGACAAACTGAGTAGTAGTTTTACCCTTGTGGGTATCATAGACGGTACTACAATTAACGGATATGTACGTGTAGATAATACTCCGCTGGTGCAGCGTTACAACACTGGCACCAATTCTTTTATTCCGGACTTTGAAAAGATGGCTGAAAACAGCCGTCCGGTAGTTGTTCCCATCCTTCGCGATGCTTCTACAGGAGATGTAGTCACACCGAACTCCATTAAGTTCATGTACAATGGACTGGAATTGACTTTTGGTGGAGACAACCTGTGTACTAACGAAGGATTGGAAGGAGTGTTCAAAAAATTGGTGGATTATCAGGCTGCAGTCGGCTCCCAGTCATATTCTCTGCCGGCGTTGCGTGTGATGAAGAACCTTGTGCCGATTTCCGGTTATGATAACGATAGAATCAGTGTGTCCGGAACTGTGGAAGTGGGCGGTCAGAGTGTGCCGTTTAACGAACTTTCCAAGGAAGTCATCATTCAGGAATCGACCGGTAACCAGTACGATGTGGTAATCAGTAACGACAAGGGTTCTGCAATCGCTGAAGCTGGAGAAAGTTTGACTGAACGGGCTGATATCTACAAGGATGGCAATAAGATTTCAGATGTGTCCGGGTTCTCATTCAAGTGGTTCAAGGTGACTACTGAAGGAGATGTTGCCATGGGTACAGCTCAAACGCAAGCTATCGCAGCATCGGACGTCGACAATAAACTGGTGGTGCGTTGTGATATATATCAGGGCGATATTCTGATTGCTTCCGGATTCGACGAAATCTCAGACTTTTCCGATCCGTATTTCGTTCGCATGGACATAACCGGCATAGACGGTACTGCCATCCGTAAAGGCCAGACGGCTACTATTACCCCAAAGGCAGTGAAGCGCAGTAGTGGCGAAGAAGCGTCCGGACTGGTGTCTTCCTGGACATTCCGTATCCAGGATAATGAAGGAGTTGATTTTACGTTGACAGGCAAAGACAGCGCATCATTCTCCGGCACTAACTGCCAGATATCCTATGAAGACATCAAACGTGCCAAGATGGGTATCTCAGGCTATGTAACAGCAGATATTGGTTGATATGCTGACAGGGACTTTTTATCTATATGGAGTAGTGGACGGTGAGAATGCACATTACATGCAGCTCACCTGCTCCCTGCCTGTTGTTACTGTGGATGAGAACAACGTGCAGGGTGATGCTGCTGTATTTCGTCTGATGGAAATAGATGGTAGTATACAGACGCTGGTACCGGCATGGTTTCGCCTGAAGATTATGGCCGGTAATACTATCCTTGAGACAATCGACCAGACCGTAGTCAAGGATGAACTGTCCTACATGCTGCCGACTGACAAATATGGTAACGCTGACAAGCTTCTCGTGGAAGCCTATCTCGATGATCCGGAAACAGAAGAAGTAGATAACTATGAAAAGAAGCTGGCTGAGCTGGCGGTACTTATTAGCCGTCGCAATCCGATACCGTTTCCCCGCTCAGAAGAATGGTCTGCAGGGCTGACCTATCGAAACGGAGAATACCTTATGATAGATAACATTGTCTACATGTGGCGCAATCCGATACAGGGAAACAGTTCGATACCTCCTAAAGAGGACATCGAACAGAATCCTCAGACCACATCATGGGTGGCTTACCAGAACTGGCCGCTGCTGGCCACACAGGTGTTCCTGGCACAGTGGGCAAAGCTTGGTTCGTTCATCTTCAACGGTGACATTCAGATGTCTCAGCAGGGTACTATTCAAGATGAAGATAATTCCGATTATACCAATCCGGATTTCTCACCAAATTTTATGGTAAACGCAAAAACCGGTAGAGTTGATGCGCGTAATATGAATATCACGGGTGGAACTATCGGTGGCTTTGTCGTGACAACAACTCGTATCGGGCGTGCAGAAGCTGGGTATAATGGACCTGCCATGCTAAGTAATGGTTTCATGTATTATAGCCCCCAAAAAACAGTACGTTTAGGAGATGCCTTTGTATCAGGTTACGATAATACGACTGCTTCCTTTGTGCAGACACTTGATCCTTATGAGAACCATGGTAGTGTCGAAGCAACTCTTGTTGTTAATGTAAGTGGAGGTGGTGCTAATATTGGCGACTCAAATCGACAATGTGGCATAAGAGTGAGAACAAGCAATGGTCAGAATGATTGTGCTCTTGATATTATGGGAAGAATTAAAGTTAGTGGGAAAAAAGGCTATTCAGGTGGAGTCGGTGTGCAACATGTATGGGACCCCAATGAAAGAAGATTCCGTAAGGGAGATATTATTTTTGAAGATGGCATATGCGTAGGCTATAATTGCCATGATTGATTTATTAACAAAAAAATTACGATTATGATACAGACAAAAACATTGAAAGAAGCATTGAAAGATCCGGGTGTAATAGAAGTTTGTGGAAGAACTGATTGGAAATGTTACTTTAGAAAAAAGTGGATTGGCGACCAGACACAATGTAAGATTCAAGATGTCAAGATTAGAAAAGGACATATGGTTCAATTTAGGAAATGCTTCTGGTGAAAAGATAAATATTCTTATTTCATCCTCTTATGCCAGTTCACAAGATTCACTATATTATGCATCGCTTGTATCTCACCAATCAGCGTCGTCTCCATATGGTAGGATATGGAGTATTACGCCAAATTTAAACAATTTTAAATTGTATAGTAAAAAAACGGAATCCCGAGTAGATTATTATGTAAACATTACATCTGATTGGGTATCTTTGAGAATATTGTCTATATATACTGATAACACTTCAAGTATTATAGCAAAAGAAATAGAAGCTCCCAATATAGAAGAATTGACAGAAATACCAATTCAGACAATAGGAGGCATTTAGCCTCCTATCATTATTTCTGTAAAACTTTCATCTATAAAAGTTGAATCACCAACTTTTTCTATACCATAAGGAGACATTATATATGCGTTGTTAGGCTGCCCTTCATCATTAAAAAATGAAACATATAAAATATTATCTTTCTTGTAATATTTATATTGCCTAAATCCGGGAGTAAAACTCATAACTTTTGCATGAAAATCTAAATCTGTCCTAAATACCCCGATTACATCAAAGAAGGGGCTTGAATCCGAATGAGTACATACCATTATAACATCTCGTAACCATATATTCTTATGGAAAAGTATTTTATAAGTTGCATTAAAGGCAGGAACATAATGAGGTGTTTGTTTGTATAGTTTAGCAGGCATAAGACCTTTATCAGAATAGGTTGCTTCTCCAATCAGTTCTTCCACAAACCCCTACATTTGTGTACATTGTAGCAACGTAGTATCTTCGTCCTAAAAATGCAAAAGATTCGTTACCGCCTTGTATATAACCGCAAGAAGCATCTTAACCGGCAAGGAACAGCCTTAGTTCAAATCGAAGCTTCACTCAATCAACGGAAAGTTTATTTCAGGACAAATCTTTACCTCAAGCCAGAGCACTGGGACAGCCGACGTTCACAAGTATATAACCATCCGCAAGCAGATGACCTCAATACGATGTTGTATGAGTTCATCCTCCAGCTGCAGGCAATAGAACTTGGGCTGTGGAAGCGTGGTGTCCCGGCTACACTTTCACTTCTTAAAGATGCAATTGTGAAAGATAAGCCTGTCAATGTTACATTCCCAGTCTTTGCCCGTGACTACGTTCTGTCTTCTGACCGGAAAGATAGCACCAAGGAGAATCTTCTGACAACGATAACCGTTCTTCAGGAATTTCGTTCCGGATTAGATTTCAAGGACATTACCTATACTTTCCTCAAGGAGTTCGAAGCCTACCTGCGTGAGAAGGGGAACAGCGTGAATACGATTGCCAAGCATCTTCGCCAGCTCCGGACGTTAGTCAATGAAGCCATTAACCAGGGATATATCCACGCAGACGCATATCCATTTAGAAAATTTAAAATTAAACAGGAAAAAGGAAGACACGAATTTCTCACCCCAGATGAATTACGTAAACTGGAAGAAATGAAAGTGAGTGATCCCAGATTACGTCATGTTCTAGATGCATTCCTTTTTTGCTGCTATGTTGGGCTACGTTTTTCTGACTTTTGCCAGCTCACACCTGCAAATTTGATTAAGATAAATGGTAAGAAATGGCTTTATCTTAAATCCATTAAGACTGGAGTAGAAATTCGTATACCGTTACATTTGCTATTTGAAGGGAAAGCGCTGGCTATATTGGACAGATACAATATTGTTGAATTTTCCAATCTTGGAAGTAACTGTGAAACAAATAAAGCGCTTTCCCAAATAATATCATTAGCTCGAATAAAAAAGCACGTCACTTACCATACGGCTCGACACACCTGTGCGACTCTGTTGATTCATCAGGGTGTGCCGATAACAACCGTTCAGAAACTACTCGGCCATACATCAGTAAAAACTACGGAAATTTATTCTGAGATTCTATCCAATACGATTGTAAGGGATTTGAAAGCTGTAAAACGAAAGAGAATTGTAAATAACTTTCAAAACTATGTGTCAATAGGGTAGAACATGGGTAGACTGCATAGAATCTACCTATTGTATACCTACATGCTTATTCAAGAATTTTGATACTTTATCCATCATTTTAATATTTCACTATATTTGTGTATCAAATTAGTTGAAGCCCTCAGGCGGTACCATTATGGTATTGTCCGAGGGCTTTTTGTTTAATCTAAAACCTTTATTTATGAAAAGATTGATTTTCATGTGTGCAGCACTGTTGATGTGCGTAGTGAGTGTTTTCGCGGCTGATGCCGCAGGTGTTGAATCTCCTATTACTCCGGAATTTTTGACAGGCTTTGCCAGCTTTACCGGCCTGGTTACGGTCGTGGTGCCGGCGGTGGTTGGTTTCATTGCTTCGAAGCTGTCCAATCCGATGAACAAATGGGTGTCGATGTGGGTGACTGCTGTAGTCGGTGTAGTTGTAACCTTCTTCAGTTGGTGGATGAATCTCGGTTTCCCTCCTGTAGATGCAAGCATTTGGGTAGTTGTTATTGATGCTCTGTTTGTGGCTCTTGCTTCGACCGGTATTGTGTCCGTGGTAACTTCAGAATGGTTAGCCAAGTTGTTCGGTTCTAAGGCTGAAAAAGAGTAATGGAAAAGCTACTAAACATAATAGCCCCTCAACTGGCCGTTGCTGGGGCTTATTCTTTTATTGGAGAGATTAAGGAGGTCGTGTTTGAGTTGCGATGGATGCTGGTCTTCATTGTTGCTATGATTATAGCAGACTTTGTACTTGGAATTATAGACAGTGTTGTTAAGAGGGGAGAGGATTTTCGTTTCTCTCGCGCCGGCAGACGAACAATGTGTAAGTTCATCGAATACAATTCGTACCTTGTTGTTGGATTCATGTTAGGTATTGCAATCCTTCAGCCTGTTGGTATCTGTTCTTATACAATCAGCTCCATATGCGGGTTAGGGTTGGCGTTCCTGTTTGAGTTTGACAGCATTGCCGATCACATTTGCGCCATCCACGGTATTAAGAACAAGGTGAGTATAAAGCGGCTGCTGGTTGGGTATATCAAGAAGAAATATAATACGGCTGGTGAGATTATTGAAGAAATAACAAAAGAGGAGGATAAGAAATGAATAAGATAGATTCAATCGTAGTCCATTGCTCTGCTACACGTGCAGGGCAGGACATAGGTAAAAAGGAAATCACACAGATGCACTTGCAGAGAGGGTTTTCGACTATTGGCTATAATTACGTTATCCGGTTGGATGGTACTGTAGAGGTTGGTCGCAGTCTGACAATCGATGGTGCCCACTGTAATTCTAAGGGATTTTCCGGTGTGTCGTATAACAAACATTCTATCGGTATCTGCTATGTGGGGGGGCTTGATGAAAACGGAAAGGCTGCCGATACCAGAACACCTCAGCAGAAGGAAGCACTGGCGAAGCTGATTAAGGAGCTTTGCGGAAAGTACCAGATTGTAGAAGTCCTTGGCCATCGTGATACATCGTCGGATCTTGATGGTGATGGAATTGTGGAACCAAATGAGTGGACGAAGATGTGCCCATGCTTCGATGTACGTTCAGAGTATCCGTTTATTCCCGAAATTATAGTTAAGCCATGAGATTGTATGATTACATAATGGATAAGGTTAGCCGGTGTATTGCGCTGGCTCCCTTTATGTGTATCATTGTGCTGGTCTTGGCAATATGTTCTTGCCGTAGTGTGAAGTATGTACCCGTAGAAACGGTAAAACATGATAGCATCTATATCAATAAGGTCCAAGTAGATTCTGTTTATCATAGGGATTCTATTTATGTAGTGGATAAGGGTGATACCGTATTCCTCTATAAAGACCGTTATATATACAAGTATAAGGATAGGACTGATACGCTGTACGTAACGAATACGTATAGTATTCAAGTGCCTTATCCTGTCGAGAAGGAACTTACCAAATGGCAGCAGTTCCGGATGGATTTCGGGGGGTGGGCTATTGCTGCAGTAATAATAATCGTCTTAATATTTTTCGGTAGGTTAGTATATAAGCTAAAGAAATAG